CTTGACGTCAAGCTGCGAAAATCTATAAGCATGCATATGCAATCTGATGCCCCATTTGGGGCTTTCCTTTCTGGTGGAGTAGATTCATCAACTATTGTTGCGTTAATGCAGGCTGAATCAATGCAGCCAATTAAAACCTTTTCAATAGGATTTACAGAACAGTCTCATGATGAGTCAAAATATGCTAGAGAGGTTGCTAAACACCTGGGTACTGATCACAATGAATTAATACTAAATGCAGACGATATACCAAATCTCGTTCCAGAGGTTTGCGGAAAATTTGATGAGCCTTTTGCTGATAACAGCGCGATTCCCACTTATCTAGTTTCTAAATTTGCACGAGAATCTGTGACTGTTTGCCTTTCTGGAGATGGTGGTGATGAACTATTTGGAGGCTATCCAAGGTATTATTGGGCCAAACGAATTGAAAAATTAAGAAAAAAACTATCACCTGCGGGATTAAAATTATTATCAGCTACACTTGAACATTCACCAGGATTTATTTGGGATAAAATTGTTGACCCAGCTTTGGGATATCGTTATTCAGGTTCAGAGGGTTTATCAAATAGGATATATCGTTTTGCATCTTATCTTGGATGTAAAAGAAGTGATGCATATCCGAAAACAATGTCAATCTGGTCTGAACCAGGTAGTCTACTCTCAAATTATGTCCCACAACAACGATTAGGCGCTGATGCAGCAGCTTATCCTGATTTGACATGGGCAGAAGAAATGATGCTTATAGACCAGAGTGCCTATCTGCAGGACGATATTCTAACAAAAGTAGATAGGGCTACTATGGCAGTTTCCCTTGAGGCCAGAGTCCCTTTGCTTACCCACCCAATTGTTGAATGGTGCATAGGCCTTGATACAAAGTTAAAACTGACTGAAACGGGTGATAAGGGTAAATTGGTGTTACGCGAAGTACTTTATAAATATGTGCCAAAAGATATGATTGATCGACCAAAACAAGGATTTGGTATGCCTGTGGGAATGTGGCTACGTAGTCAACTACGTGACTGGGCAGAAAGTCTGCTGGATCCAGCTGATATCGAAGATTGTGGTTTAGATGCTAAGGTAGTGCGTGAAACATGGACTAAGCATCAAGCAGGATCGGATCAACAGGCTAAGTTATGGACTGTATTGATGTACCGACAGTGGTATCAGAGGGTGATGGGAAGCTGATGTGTGGTTTTGCAGGTTTTTTGGGAGATACTGGTATATCTGAGGGAGAGTTCCCACAAGTCTTAACCCAGATGGGGGATGCAATCAAGCACCGTGGTCCTGATGATTCTGGTATATGGCTAAATAAAAAATCAGATATTGGTTTGGTGCATAGACGGCTTTCAATCCTGGATCTTTCTGCAGCAGGACACCAGCCAATGATATCACCATGCAAACGATTTGTTCTTGTTTATAATGGAGAAATTTATAATCATCGTGAGATTCGAACAGAGCTAGAACGTAGGGGTGGGCACTTTGACTGGGCGGGCCATTCTGACACAGAAACATTATTAGCTGCTCTACGTCACTGGGGTATAGAAGGGGCCTTAAGTAGATTAAATGGCATGTTTGCATTTGCACTTTGGGATGACTCTGAGAAGAGCCTAATTCTTGCGCGCGACAGAATGGGAGAGAAACCTCTTTATTACGGATACCATGAAGGAGTATTTCTTTTTGGTTCTGAGCTAAAAGCATTAGAGGCATATCCAGGCTGGAAAGGAGAGATTGATCGTGATGCACTAACATTGTTTTTGCGACACAATTATGTACCTGCGCCATGGAGTATATACAAAGGTATTCATAAACTTCATCCTGCACACTATCTGGTTGTACGAGAAGGTGCTGAACAATTATTTAAGCCAGTGTGTTACTGGAATATACATGCGATAGCTGAAAATGGAATTTCACACAACAAATGTGATTCTAAGGAACTGATTGATGAGTTAGATGTAACAATGAATCGTGCGATAAAATATCGTATGGAATCTGATGTTCCTTTAGGAGCCTTTCTCTCCGGCGGTTTCGACTCAAGTGCTGTTGTTGCAATGATGCAATCACAAAGTAGTAAGCCAGTGAAAACATTTTCAATTGGGTTTAATGAAAAGGCATACAATGAAGCAGACCATGCTAAGTTGGTGGCTGAGCATTTAGGTACGGAACATACTGAACTTTATGTTACTCCAGAAGAGGCTATGGCAGTTATCCCAAAGCTGCCACATATATATGATGAACCATTTTCTGATTCATCACAAATCCCTACCTTTCTTGTGAGTCAGCTTGCACGTCAACATGTAACAGTGAGTCTGTCAGGCGATGGAGGTGATGAGTTATTTTGCGGGTATAATCGTTATGTGATGGGTTATAACATGTGGCAGAACTTACAGCGGGTGCCACCTATGGGGCGACGTTTTATTTCATGGCTACTTCTGAGGGCTCCGGGACACTCTCTGGAAGTTATGCAAAGAATTTTACCCAGGCGTTATCGGGTGTCAAGTCTTGCAGATAGATTGCCAAAACTAGCAGAAGTTCTAGTACACAATGATGGAAAGTCTTTTTATCAAGACTTGATATCACATTGGAAAAAACCTGATCAAGTTGTAATTGATGCTAAAGAACCAGATAACATAACAATGTTGTTTGATAAGATTAACAATATATCAGACTATAAAGGGCAAATGATGTTGCTAGATATGATGACATACTTGCCTGATGACATACTGACAAAAGTTGATCGCGCAAGTATGGCAGTAAGTCTTGAAGCGCGCGTACCTATGCTTGATCATGAGTTAATAGAATTTTCGTGGAAAATTCCTATGGAATCTAAACTTCGTGCAGGACAAGGAAAATGGCTGTTGAGACAAGTACTTTACAAATATGTACCACAAAAAATAATGGAACGTCCAAAGATGGGGTTTGGTGTACCTATTGAACAGTGGTTGCGTGGGCCATTGCGAGAATGGGGAGAAGAGTTGCTTGATGAGAAAAGAATCTGTGATGAAGGTTTTTTCGATCCCAAACTTATACGGAAGAAGTGGAATGAACACATATCAGGTAGTGCTAGGTGGCACTATCTTTTATGGGATGTTTTGATGTTTCAGGCATGGAGAGAGAGTCATAATTGAAAAAAAGGCTTTTGATAGTTGTAAATGATTCTGCATTTTTCGTTTCTCATCGCCTACCAATAGCCATAGGTGCATTACAGGCAGGATATGAAGTGACTATTGCAACTGGTACGGGGCTTCGTGAGGAAGAAATAACAGATGCTGGACTAAACTATATAAAAATTCCAATTTCACGAGGAGGAAAAAACCCGTTTTCTGAATTGAGGTTACTATTTGCTTTATTCAAGATCTATAGAAAATTAAAACCAGAACTCGTACACTTAGTAACTATAAAACCAGTTATATACGGAGGTATTTTATCACGCTTAATGAGTGTGAAAGGTGTAGTTATTGCTATTAGTGGGATGGGTTATTTATTCACAAGACAGCGCCAAGGCCTGGTGAAAAAACTAGTTAGCTGGATTTATCGTTTTTCTTTGGGGCACAAAAATAGTCGAGTTATTGTTCAAAACAGAACAGATCGAAAATTGTTACAGGATATGGGTGTGCTTAATGAAGGACAAGATGTTTTGATTCCTGGTTCAGGAGTAAATTTAAGAGAATTTGTTCCGAAGCCATTACCAGAAGGAATTCCATTAGTTATCCTGCCAGCCAGGATGTTATGGGATAAAGGTGTAAAAGAGTTTGTAGAAGCAGCTAAAATACTTCAAGCAGATGGAGTAAAAGCAAGGTTTGCATTAGTGGGGCCTGCAGATTTAGATAATCCAGCAGCAGTTACAATAGAGCAACTTGAAGTCTGGAAGAATGAGGGGCCTGTTGAGTGGTGGGGGTATTGCGCTGACATGCCATCAGTCTATGCTGAGGCAAGTTTAGTAGTTTTACCATCATACCGAGAAGGTATGCCAAAGTCGTTATTAGATGCACTAGCATCAGGAAGAGCAATTGTGACTACAGATGCTCCAGGATGTCGTGATGTTGTCGAATCTGAGAAAAATGGTAAGTTAGTACCTGTCGGAGACTCTGTTTCTTTAGCAAATTCAATTATAAGTATTTTATCTGATCGAAATATTTTGGTTGATATGGGTAAATATGCACGTAAGATAGCAGAAGAAAGATATAGAGTGGAATATGTTGTCAAGGAGCATATGGAAATCTATAAAAACTTGCTGAATTAAATAATCCAAAAAAATGATGGCTATATATCAAGTCTTAGTTAGCTGATCATCCAATAGAATTGATAAGTGATATTTTTCAGTTAGAATTAGCAATTCCATAGCAAAACATTAACATTAATCAATAATGAATAGCATTAAGTTTTATGCTTTATGAAATATTTTGAATATCAAAATAGCGTTAAGATGTGTATGTTAACAATTAAACAATACTGGTGATCTTTGCATAATAATGTTTCCATATTAGTATGGTGTCTGTTTGTTAGTATCGTAGCATATATGCTTACAGGTTTTATTAGGCGTTATGCTATCGATAAGAGCCTTCTTGCAATCCCAAATAATCGTAGCTCACATACCATGGCGACTCCTAATGGAGGAGGAGGTTCAGTCGTTATTGTGACATTATTAATGTCAGTTGTTTTTTGGCTGCAAAATATACTTGACTCGACGAATTTTTGGATGATTTTCGCACCTGGCAGTATTATTGCAATAGTCGGTTGGCTTGATGACCATAGTCATGTAAAAGCAAGGTGGAGACTACTCTTACATTTTGTTGCAGTTATTATGGCATTAGTCATGCAGGGTGGTTTGGATTCCGTTGTCATATTTGGCTATACCCTTGAATTAGGATATTGGGGGTATGTGCTAGCTGCAATTTGTCTGGTGTGGTTGTTGAATTTGTTTAATTTTATGGACGGGATTAATGGAATAGCAGGGATAGAGGCAATTACAGTATGCTTAGGTGGAACTTTACTTTACCTTTTGTTTTTTCCTGATACTAGTAACTGGGTGATGCCACTAATCTTAAGTTTTGCTGTATTAGGGTTTTTGTTCTGGAACTTTCCAACAGCAAAAATATTCATGGGCGATGTTGGAAGTGGATTTCTCGGAATGACTTTAGGTGTGTTTTCATTACAGGCAGCTTGGTTTGCAGAAGAATTATTTTGGGGGTGGATTATACTCATTGGAGTTTTTGTTGTTGATGCTACAACTACTCTCATCAGACGATTAATTAGGAAAGAGAAGCTTCATAAAGCACACCGTAACCATGCCTATCAATACATTTCACGTAAATACAAATCTCATACTAAAGTATCACTAGCCGTTGGAGCAATAAACTTATTTTGGTTGTTTCCCTTGGCATACCTGGTTGCGAGTAAGAGAATAGACGGTATGCTTGGCGTTATAATTGCTTATTTACCCCTTCTAATAATAGCAATAAAATATAAAGCTGGTGCTGATGAGCAACAAGAACTGTAATAATTATTAAAAAATTCTATAATTATTAATGTGTTATAGATAAAACACGCAATAGTATACTGTGTATATATAAATACCGATAAAAACCATCAGTAAAAATATGATATATACTATGAAAATAAATCAAATTTTAATTATCATCAATAGAAGCCATATATGAATATCTCTGGATTAATTGCCACCATATCGCCAAATTATAAAAAAATAATATTGATATTGTTTGATATGATATTGTTGTCATGTGCAATATGGTTAGCTTTTTCAATCAGGCTTGGTGAATGGTTTCCAGTCAATATTAAACAAGCCATTCCTTTGTTTTTCTTTATTCCACTCGTAAGCATACCTATTTTCTTAAGAATAGGATTGTATCGTGCAGTAATAAGGTATATAGGGCAAAAAGCGATTGTAGCTATTGCCAAGGCAATTACGCTCTTAACATTTATGTTCGTTCTATTTGTAATTCTCTTTGAAATAAAAGGGATACCTAGGTCGGTATTTATTTTATTTTGGGGGATTAGTTTTTTATTTATAGGTGGAAGTCGATTTTTTATACGTAGTCTGCTGCATGCTAGTGCGGTAGATAATTATAAACAATCTGTTGTGGTTTACGGCGCAGGGGCAACAGGTGCAGAAATTACAAAAATCTTACAGATTGGTAATGATTACAGACCTGTTGCTTTTCTTGATGATAATACTGATTTATATGGCAGTGAGATTCACGGTATAAAAGTTTATCCTTCAGATAAATTACAACAATTAGTTGATAAATATAATGTAAAAGATGTTCTGCTGGCCTTGCCGTCTGTAACACATAAACGTCGTTATGAGATTTTAGAAAAACTTGAACCCTACCCAGTACAAATTAAATCGGTGCCTGGGATGGTAGAGTTGCTGTCTGGCAAAGCAAATGTCAGTGATATTACAGAAATTAAAATTGAAGATTTGTTAGGTAGAGATGTTGTTTCACCAAGAGAACCATTGCTCGATTCTAGTATTCGTGGAAAGTCAATATTTGTTAGTGGTGCAGGAGGGTCAATTGGGTCAGAATTGTGTAGACAAATTGTTAGATTTTCACCAAAAAGACTTGTTTTGTTTGAGCTAAGTGAGTTTGCGCTCTATAAAATTGATTCAGAGTTAAACATGAATGAGAAAAATAAATTAATAGATATCATTCCTGTTTTGGGCTCCATTACAAATAAAGAAAAAGTAGAAACAGTATTAAAATCTCTGAATATACAGGTAATATATCATGCTGCTGCTTATAAACATGTTCCATTAGTAGAATCAAACCCTATAGAGGGAGTATGGAATAATGTAATTGGTACATGGAGATGTGCTGAAGCAGCAATTGCTGCGAATATCGAGAAATTTATTCTCATATCTACAGATAAAGCCGTTCGTCCAACAAATGTAATGGGGGCAACAAAACGAATGGCTGAATTAGTATTACAGGCTTTAGCTAGGAAATATACTAAACCAATTTTTTCAATGGTGAGATTTGGTAATGTCCTTGGTTCATCAGGGTCTGTTGTACCATTATTTAGGGGGCAAATAAGAAAAGGTGGGCCGGTAACAGTTACTCACCCAGAAATCACAAGATATTTCATGACAATATCGGAAGCTTCTCAACTGGTTTTACAGGCGTCTACAATGGGTGAAGGTGGGGACGTATTTGTGCTTGATATGGGAGAACCAGTTAAGATTGTAGATTTAGCAAGAAGTATGATCCATCTAAGTGGTCACGATGTTAAGGATGATGCGGGTCGGCGAAGCGGAATAGAAATAAAATATACAGGGCTTCGACCGGGCGAAAAGCTATATGAGGAATTGCTAATAGGCGATAACGCCTCAGGAACTGAACATCCGAAGATAATGAGAGCTGAAGAAAATGAGTTACCTTACGATGTTGTAATTCAATATCTTAAATTATTTGAGAAAAGCTGTATGAATTTTGATGCCGAAAATGTTGTCGCTATTTTGAAAGATGCGGTAATTGAGTTTAACCCAAAATCACAAACCACAGATCCAGTTTGGGAAAATCAGAAACTCTCAAAATCAAAACACCCCGAGAGTAGCGAAGATGTAAAGAAGTCGGATAGTAATGTTATACCTCAAAAGCCTCTTCATTGAGTACATTTTGTACAACACGAAATATTTATATGTATTAAATAAATCTGTTCTAACATATTGTTACATAAACTACTTAATGTATAATCGCACTATAATATAGCGAAATAGTTTGTTGCGCTGTAAAAAACAGTTCATTTATAAATTTCAAATGGAGATTTTATGAAAGTCACAATCTTTGGTTCAGGATATGTTGGACTTGTAACAGGGACATGTTTGGCTGAGGTGGGGAATGATGTTATCTGTGTTGATATAGATAAATCAAAGATAGACCTATTGAATTCAGGTGGAATACCTATATATGAGCCTGGTCTTGATGAACTTGTGAAGAAAAATATTGAATCAGGTCGCCTTTCTTTTACTACAGATATCAAGCAGGGTGTTGATCATGGGTTGTTCCAGTTTATTGCTGTAGGCACCCCTCCAGATGAGGATGGTTCGGCTGATCTTCAATACGTTTTGGCTGTTGCTAAAAGTATTGGTGAGCATATGGAAGAATATAAAATTGTTATTGATAAATCCACAGTTCCTATAGGAACCGCTGATAAAGTTGAATCTGAGATAAAGTCAGTCTTAAGCACTAGAGGACTTAATGTTGATTTTGACGTGGTATCAAACCCAGAGTTCCTGAAGGAAGGTGCTGCATTAGAAGATTTCATGAAACCTGATCGTATTGTTATTGGTACTGAAAACGTAAGGACTGCAGAAATACTTAAGAGTTTGTATGCACCCTTTAATCGTAATCATGATCGTCTTGTGATTATGGATGTTAAATCTGCAGAGCTGACCAAATATGCTGCAAATGCCATGTTGGCTACAAAAATAAGTTTCATGAATGAGTTGTCAAATATTGCAGAAAGGACTGGTGCAGATATTGAAAATGTAAGAATTGGGATTGGTTCAGATCCACGAATTGGTTATCACTTCATATATCCTGGTGCAGGTTATGGTGGCTCTTGTTTTCCTAAAGATGTTAATGCTCTAGCGAGAACTGCTGAACAGTACGGGTATACACCACGTCTTCTAAATAGTGTAGAAGATGTCAATGCCAGTCAAAAAGAAGTTTTATATAATAAAATATCTCAACATTATGACAATAAGTTGAAAGGTAAAAAATTTGCTCTATGGGGGCTTTCATTTAAACCTAATACTGATGACATGAGAGAGGCACCTAGTCGTGTTCTTATTGAGAGATTATGGGAAAGCGGAGCTTCAGTTCAGGCTTATGATCCCAAAGCCATGGAGGAGACAACAAGAATCTATGGTAATCATAAAGATTTAAGGCTTTGTGACTCACCTGAGCAAGCTTTGGAAGGAGCAGATGCTCTAATCGTTATTACTGAGTGGAGTGCTTTTAGAAGCCCAGATTTTGATAAAGTTAAATCATCTCTAGCTGATTCAGTCATTTTTGATGGGAGGAATATTTACGATCCCGAAATGATGAAAAATTTGGGCTTTCAGTATTATTCAATTGGAAGAAGTAAAGTTTAATTATAAATGAAAACCATTAGAAAAGCCGTATTCCCTGTTGCTGGCATGGGAACCAGATTTTTACCTGCTACCAAAGCCAGCCCTAAAGAGATGCTACCAATTGTTGATAAGCCGCTTATTCAGTATGCAGTAGAAGAAGCTGTCTCTGCGGGGATTGATCAAATGATTTTTGTAACAGGTAGAAATAAACGCTCAATTCCAGACCATTTTGACAAGGCATATGAGTTGGAAGCGGAGCTTGAGGCAAAGAATAAGACAAAGCTTCTGGATATGGTTAGAGGCATTATTCCTGAACATGTATCGTGTATCTATATTCGACAAGCAGAGGCTTTAGGCCTTGGGCACGCAGTACTATGTGCTGAACCTGTAGTTGGTAATGACCCTTTTGCTGTTATTTTGGCAGACGATTTAATTGATGGGGGGGCTAATTCATGTATGAAACAGATGGTATCAAAATATGAAAAAACCCACTCCAGTATTTTAGGGGTTGAGGAAGTTGAACAGGATGAAACTGACAAATATGGTATAGTCAAGACAGCTAGCACAGATGGTGGAATGGCAAAAATTCAGGAAATAGTAGAAAAGCCAAAACCAGATGTAGCTCCTTCTACACAAGCTGTTGTAGGCAGGTATATCCTAACATCTACTATATTCAAATATCTTAAAGTTACAAAGCGCGGAGCAGGGAATGAAATTCAATTAACGGATGCAATTGCTGCGTTAATGAATGAAGAGGATGTATATGCATACCCATTTACAGGTAAGCGTTATGACTGTGGTAGTAAATTAGGCTATTTACAGGCTACGGTAGAGTACGGTTTGAAACATGATGAACTCAAATCAGAGTTTGAGATGTATTTAAAGAGTCTTGTTGTATAGAAATAGTAGTTTAAGCCGACATACAAATATGTCTGCAATCAGTAAAAACCAGGCTTTAGTCTGGTTTTTTTGATCTTGTTAATTATCTCGGGCGAGATATACAATTTGTGTAGTTAGCAAATTGGCATAACTCAAAAAAATAAAAAAGGAAGTGTTTGCCCACCCCGATGCGGTTTGAGCAGTTTAAATCTCAGCCATAAAAAAACCAGCTTGAAAGCTGGTTTAGTGAATTAGTGTTTGGCTCCCCGGGACGGGCTTACTACGAACCAAAACCCTCAGAATTCAGTTACTCCCCCAATTCTGCCGAAATAAGGACGGCTCTAAGCGTTCTTTATGTGTGCCATAGGCCAAATTGCTTGTTAAAATAAAATCACTCCGAATAAAGCTGTCAGACAGACTCAGAGTACAACCTCACTATATTAACCTTCCAATTTAGTCTGAGTTTATAGAGCATTAGCTATATGATTATTCGAGTAGCTAGTTTTGTGGACGTCTATCTGAACCATGATTAAATCTATGTGAGCTCATATTTGCTTGCATGGCAGCTCCGGTTATATCAGGGAATAAAGCAGCTTTGTTGATTCCCATAAGATTCAAGTCATGAAGCACTTTCCCAGCTTCTTGGCCAGGCACGATGAACTTTTCTAACCGATTGCCTAGATTGCGACTAGCTAAGTAGTTTTCTACATCGACATGTACATCATGTGTGAGGAATGTGAATAATCCCCGCTGAGCGTGAAGTCTGTCATTTCTGAACTCTGGCTTATCTAAGAGCCTGAATTCATCCTTGATAAAGGTATCGTCGTGGCATGCTAATGCCCAAATTGTGAATGGCTCATGGGGGAGTAAAGTTGGACCGCCCATTCCCATCATTACGCTGTCAAATGTAGGTCCGTATTTATTGGCTGCATCCACGCCGTGTTTTTCAGCTATAAATAGGCGGTGTTTATCTGCTGCAATTTTGAAGGATTCCATACTAGCAAAATAGGCAGCAATATACGGGCTTCGACTCCAGTCCAGAATTGGTGTAATGAGTCCGTGATGCCTACCAAGCGCAAGCCAAGCGTCAATATCATCTTTATCTGGAAGTTGTTCGCCTGGAATTCGCTGAGCAAAATACATGAAGGGCTTAAGATATAGATTTCTAAATTTTTCAAGTGCTCCAACTGAAAACAGATCGCTTATAATTTGCTCTGGATTTCCTTGTTTCAGTCCATCAATCCAACGCTCAAAAACTGATGCTAGTTTCCAACTTAGGCTTCCATGTCCACGGTATATATGATCACCAATATATCGTCCTTCGTCGATCCTCATTTCGGAGATGAAGTCATCCCATGTATCGCATTTTGTTGTGACCACCCCTGTTTCAGGGTCTGATTTTCTTATCACGCCCATTTTAAATTACCGTAAAGTCATCAATGAAAAAAGTAAAGCTTTCGATACGCTAAGCTAATGGACCGCCGAAGTTTGGCAGTTACAGCATGCGCTTTAAAATAGCTAATACTCTAACTTTTTTTCTTACTCTTTGCCTGAGTCCTTTTTGTAAGCTCCCTCATTAATTCATCCCCAAAAAATGCCATTACCATTTTCGCTGAGACATTAACTCGCTCGCCAGGTTTCAGGTTATCGGAAACCTTCATCTTTTTAACATTAATAGCTGGAGATCGTTTCTTTTTGGTCATGTCCTTGAATTGGTTCATAGTTGCGAAATACGCTAGTCCGGGACGGGCTCGAACCATTGGCCCATATAATACACTGTATTTGAATGAAAAAAATTTACCCCGAAATGGAGTAAATTTTTATAAGAAACTAAGTGATTGAGATACTTGGTGTAACTAGGAAGTGGCTCCCCGAGACGGGCGAACTGGGCACCAAAAAATTGAGGCTGGTTTTGCCCTCTGGGCTTGCTCGGGTGGCTTAGTAGTTGTAATCTGTTGCTGACCTCACAGGGTTGTTAATTTTCAGGAAAGGCGAGCTCCGGCTCGCCTTTTTTTGTGCCTGATAACCGGGCTGGCCCTGTTTTTGTCAGGGGGGGCTGGCCAGACTTGGGAGGATGGGAAAGTCTCGATCTGATGATAAGCCTGCGGATACTATCCATTTTTTGTGTTCTTGTGGGCATAGGTTTGAAGCCACTCCGGAGCGTGTCGAGGACGCTGAGGAGCGGCCCTGGCATCCATGGGCATATTATGCCACCTGTCCGCACTGCTCCCATGAGGCTGCACAAGCTGCCTGGGAGGTTAATATTTTTAAGGCCCATTCGCATGCGACTGGGCCAACTTCACCCGAAGGGCGGGCCGCGTCAGCGGCGAACTTAAAAGGGCACCCCACTCCCCAGGAGGCGCAATTTACCCGCCTTAACGCCCTTAAACATGGCAGCTATGCAAATACCTCCATGTTTTTCCCGGCCAGGCCTGGCCGTTATCCTCAATGCGATGAATGTATCCACCTGGAGGATGAGACTTGTCTGCCTTATCGGGTTTGTCTCTCAAAGGTGGAGGTGTTTGCCAAGTTTGCGGCCGCATTTCAAAGCGGCGATCCGAGTGTCATCAAAACAATAGTGGGGCATCGTCAAGCAGCGTTCCAGACGATTATGGATGAGATCATTTATCTGCTGGCCCGTGACGGCGTGGATCTGGTGGCGCCGGTATGGCATGGCGACAAGGACGGGGGAGTGCATTTTGTTAAGTACCTTAACCCCGAGACCGAGGAGGAGGAGCAACTTCTCGAACACTCCGAGCACCCTTTACTTAAACGACTGATCGAGATGCTGGCCAAGAACAACATGGCCCTGGGTGATATGTCGATGACTCCCAAGGCGCAGGACGAGCAGGAGATCATGCAGGGTTTTCTTTCAAACGAGGAAAACGAGAAACAATCAGCTCTGGAGTTTCAACAAAAATCAATTGACCAGGTGGCTAAGCTTGAACAACTGATCAAAAACAGCCTGGACGAATCAGGAGGCCGTGACATCACCGACCAGGTCGAGGTCTCTCGTGTCTGAATGCAAACTTAGCTTTGATGCGGTGAAGGTGGCCAGACGCGAGGCTGCCCTCGATCATGGACTGGGGGCTTTTTATTTTTCTGCCCGGGGCGGTTTCCTTATGGCGGTCATACCTGACTGTAACGGCTCTCCTCACCTGGTCTCGTTTAACATCGGCGATCCAAAAGTGGATCCGTGCTGGCAATGGGACGGCAATAAAGACAAGCCGACGTTGTCGCCATCCTTGCACTGGGTGGGCAACTGGCACGGCTTTCTGCGGGCCGGCAAGTTTGTGAGCTGCTAATGGGCGAGCGGATATCGGCAAAGCAACGAGTCCGCATGCAGCATGTCGCTGAGTCTGAGGTGATGCGTTACGCTGGCGATCATGCTCTCTGGCATAAGCACGTCCACAACGTGGAACTGGACGCGGTGCAAGTTCTCAAGATGAGAGAAATGGAACAGCACCCGAACACGATCGATTTTTCCTCGCGCCGTACCGGGAAAACTGCCTGCAAGGAACTTTTCACCCTGCACCATAACGCCACCAAGCCCGATCAGGAGCTCGGCATTGTGGCTCCCAGACAAACCCAGTCGATCGCAAACCTCAACTATCACCTGGAGGCCATTCGTCGATCTTCAATCTTAAGCAACTACCTTGCCTATAAGTCCGGCCGCCAACAGATGGCCGATACAAAATATGAATTTATGAACCGGAGCAAAGCCTTTGCCGAGGGCATCATGGCCCAGGTGGATGGTGGCGATCTGACAGTGGCCAGCCTCGAGGAGGTGGACGACATGCCAAAGGATCGGCTTTATAGTCGTTTCCTGCTCATGCTCGGGTCCACTCGTCGCATGGGTGCCAGCAAAACCTCAGAGAACAAACCCCAGATCCGGATCACCGGTGTTTTTAAGGGCGCCGACACACTCACCGACCTGCTGGATGGCGGGAGTTATCACGTTATCGGTGCCTTACATAATAATAAAGCCAGGACGGCCATTAAAAACCTGATCAAGGCCGGATGGTTGACTGAGGATCACCTGGAGCTGGAGAGCTATAACTACCCCCTGCCACTGCTTAATGCGGTTAACGCCATGAAGCTCGGCCTACTCCAGGAACAATTTATAAAAAACATTCGCGCCGATTTGAGTGAGGACGAATTTACCCGCCAGCTTCTTTGCATTAACACAGCCAGCCGCAACCTGGTGTGGGAGAAGTATCTCCGCCGGGCCCTGCAGGTGGGTCTTGAGGCCGGGCTGGAAATTGTGCAACCCATGCCGGGCGAGACTTACAAAAAGCGCGGGCTGATCTCGTTTGGCTATGACCACTCAGGCCACGGCGAGACACCCGAGTCCTCAAAGTATGCCTTTACGGTTTTAGAACAGATCGGATCGTTCACGGTGCCGATCTTTTCCAAACAGTGGGCCCCAGGTACCGACGAGAAAGTGGTGGAGCTGGACCTGCTAGGGTACTGGCGATACTTCAATCCTGACGTGGCCGTGGGTGATGCCTACGGCATCGGCATGCTAACCAGCCTCAATGATCGATTATTCGAGGAGGGGCTGACCCCGGTTAATCGTCGCGCCATCGGTGACGGTGAGAGCACGGCCAGCACCTGGACCGAGTGGCCCTTTGCGCCGATCCGATTCGAGGGCATGGTCAAGCACGCCATGGCCCAGGCCGTGCGCTCCACTTTCCACAATGGCCAGGCGGCGATCCCTTATTACGAGGATAGAGACTTCCACGATCCGGAAGTGGCCGACCTGCTTATGCTTTGCAAGCAGTTGGTCAACATCAAACCCGAACCCACCAAGGCCAACTATTCCAGTTACAAAATGGCCAACAGCAAACTGGGCGATGATCTTTTCGATGCCTACATGGCAGCCAACTGGGGCCTGGTCACCCGTGGCGCCCTGGGTGTGCCGACCATGATCAGCACCATTAAGAAAACCCGCACGGAGCTGCTGGGCGAAGCACCCGCCAGGCTCCCCAGTGACCCGATCGCCCAGGCCAGGCTGGCCGAGTTCTATTTGTGGCTTATGCACTTCAACCAATTAAACAAACTCAGGACAGGACCATGAGCAAACAACTTTTGGACATTCAAAAACAATACATGACACTGGGGATCGGCTCACTGCCCCAGACGGCACTTGATAAAGCCCACCACCAGGCCGGCCATATCGTGGTGAATAACTCCGAGATCGGCAAACGTGCCACCCCTGAGAATCAAATGCTCTACCTGACCCGGCAAATGTGGGTCGACCCCACCCTGCGGGCGGCGATCCTGGACATTCGCCACATGGACCGCATCGACACCCGGGTGAAGCGTATCCACAACAAGATGGCTAGCACCGCGATCAAAAGTGGGCTGGTGTTAAAAGTCGAAAGCACCAACAAGACCCTGATCAAACACTGGCGAACCTTCGCCCAGCGGCTCAACCTGCACCGACGGGCCAAGCTCAAAAGTGATGCCCGAGGGCTGATCATGGATGGGAACCTGCCCATCCAGTGGGTGCTTAACCAGGACAACCAGATCGTGGGCGGGGTGCGTATGCCCTCCGAGACCATCGTGCCCCAGGTTACCGAGGCCGGTTTATTCAAAGACCCGCGCAAGGCCTACGCGCAATATGATCTCACCCTGGGCACCATTACCGAATATTTTGCCCTCTGGCGGCTGTCCATGGTTCGCCTTGATCCGGACAACTTCGACGACATGGGCGCCATGGGTCGGCCTTATCTGGACGCCACTCGCGGCCCCTGGAAAAAACTCACCATGACCGAGGAGGACCTGGTGATCCGGAGAAAGACCCGGGCCCAGCAGCGCAAAGTGCACCAGCTAAAAAACGTATCCAATGAGTTTTATACCGAATACAAAGCCGACATCGAGGCGGACAAGTACGACCAGGCGGCGGACTATGTCATCCAGGGAGAGGGGGACGTCAAAGCCATCTCAGGTGACGCCAACCTGAACCAGATCGCCGACGTGGTGCACCTGCTGGATACCTTCTTTGCCGGTGCTCCTGCTCCCAAAGGTTTGTTTGGTTATGTGGGAGACCTGAGCCGGGACATCCTGGAAGATCTACGCAAGGATTTTTTTGAGGAGATCGACGCCCTGCAGGATGAGCAGTCCTTTGTTTACGAGCTGGGTTTTCGTCTGCATTTATTGCTTAACGGCATTAACCCAGAAAACGAGGATTTTGCTGTGCTGTTTGCTGAACGTGTCACCGAGACCCAGAACCAGGCGGCCGATCGTGCCCTCAAATGGCAAGCCCTGGGCTTTAGCTTCGAGACCATCCTGGAAGCGGCCGGCGTTGACCCCTCCAAAGAAAAAGATCGACTCAAACGTCAAAGCAAAGAGATCAACCCATACCCTGATGATGAAGACGGCGAACCCAAACCGCCCAAACGGCCGGGCAAGGTCAGCGTGACGCCGGGGAACCAGAGGAAAGGGGAGAGTGCCACCACTATTGCAACAAGAAACTAAAACCGACTAAAGGAGAAAAACATGCAACCCATCGAGTTTAAACAAAGCAATGTTACCTATGCCAAAGATCAGCCGGAATATTTGCCTTTGCCTGCCTACATTGATCGAGACGATCCACAAGGCCGAGTGATCAGCTGTTGGAAATTAACGTGGAGAGAGCGTTTTAAAATATTTTTTTCTGGCCGGATGTTTTTATCACAGATGACTTTTAAGCAGGCACTGCAGCCGCAGCTGCCCGAGATCGATTCGCCTTTTGTTGATCCAGCCGAGCACAAATCCAGCCGGCCAGATGTGCCACCTCCACCGCCTAAAAAAGCGGTGGGCTGAGTTTGCTATTACTTTTTAATTTTTTTAAACCAAACCAAAAGAAGGAGAACAACCCATGACTTTAATGCGTGCAAAAATGAGAATAGGCAGCGTAATAAAACACACACACTGTGAAAACTTGCAGCTGTTTGCAGTAGGGAAAAACGGCCCTTATGACACCGACGGTGCTGACGAAAATAACACTTTTGCAAAATTCACTCCGTCGGCTGACATGACAATACAAATTGCAAACCCTGATTTGTTTGGCAAGTTCGAGGTGGATGACGAGTTTTACCTGGACTTTACCAAGGTAGAAAAAGCCGAAGCGGAGAACGCAGCCGAGGCACCTGCTGCCGCTGACTAATGTCCCTAGCCCTAGCCACCAACGACCGCACTGCCACCCGAGCCAGGATAAAGCGGGGATCCGCTCAGGCCCGGCGGCAGATGCGCCAGCTGGACGCAGCCACTCAGCGGCAGATTGATGAGCTTTATCAGCAGGCCGCTGAGGATATCCGCCAGCGGATCCTGGCCTATGCAGGGTCGGATGGCTCTGTCCGGCTGGAGGTCATGCAGCAACTACTCGGCCAGGTCGAGGCCCGCCTGCAGCAGCTAAGCCTGGCGCGGGATGACTTTCTCGACAGCGCCCTGAACCAGGCGGCCGGCTATGGGGTGAACCCCTACACCGGCAGCATGGACGATGCTTTTCTGACCCGGGTGGCCGATGAGGCGGTTAACTTTGTGCAGAAGTTTGTCGAGAACGATGGCCTGCAGCTGTCGGATCGGATCTGGCGCCTGGACAACGGGGCCAGGGAACGATTGAGCACGGCGATCCAGACCTCGGTCATCCAGGGGCACAGCGCCAGCTCGTCGGCCACAGAGTTTTTAAATAATGGGCAAAAGCTCCCGCCCGGGCTAGCCAGCAAAATGGGCATGGCCAATGCCGACCGGATAGCCAAACTCACCGGGGCCGAGCTGTTGCGTAATGACGGCAACGCCCGAGCCCATGCGCTGGGAGTTTTTCGAACCGAGATCAATCGAGCTCACGGTGAGGCCTATATGCTGGGAGCAGAGGAGGCTGAGGGCTTTGGTGGTCACAAGTTCCTGCTCTCCCCCCGTCACCCCAAAGTGGATATTTGTGACATGCACGCCAGCGTCAACCGTTACGGACTTGGCCCAGGCGTGTATCCAGACCGACAGCGCACCCCCTGGCCTGCCCATCCCAAAACCCTCAGCTTTGTTGAAATTGTCTTTATTGATGAGATCACCGACGAGGACAAAGAGGGCAAGGAAGACAGGATCGCCTGGCTCAAAAAACAGGCCCCTGCTGTGCAGGAAGGTGTGCTTAACAGTCGCAAAAAGCGGGCAGCCCTGCAGCGGGACATTCTCACCGAACGCGAGATCACCACCCCCTGGAATCGGCTTAAAAAGAAATATCAGCGCAAAGGTATAGACGTTGACGCCCTGCAGCCCATGCCCGTGGCCGATTTTCGGGATGTTCCTCTTAGCGATATTCAGCAGGAGGCCGTGCAATATGTTACCGAAAAAGGTATCGAGACTGGTTTCGAGCACGCGGTGGTGTATGATCTTAAGACTCGGACGGAATACATCCGAAAGACATCAAGGCGCAAGCACTCGGTCAGCTTTGATAAGTACGAGCTTAATATTTTTTATGATTCCCGGCGAAAGCTGGAGGTCGTACACAACCACCCCGGCAGCAGCTCGTTATCCGGGCCAGATTTGAAAATGGCCACCGCCCCGGGCGTCTCACGCATTGTGGCCGTGGGGCACGATGGCACTTACTACGGCGCCTCAGTGTTGGACGCTGATGCCCTGCGGGACTTGTTGGACATAACAGAGAGCAGAGTCCTGGCCAAACTGGTGGACGCGGCCCGATCCGGAAAAGTCAACTCGACCCAGGCCCAGCGAATCGGTGCCCATATTACCAACCGAGTACTGCACCGACTTGGTGTTATTGATTATACGATGGCGAACGACCGTGGCGCTTTTCGCCAAGCAACCCAGGCCGCCGGCGAGGACTTTATCGAAACCGTGGTGGATGAAGTGGTTAAAGAGCTGGAATAAGGAGGACAGCATGCCAAGACAGGAAATGATCATCGATCCCCCAGTGGGCCCTTATTCCACTGTCGAGGAGATCAATGGCTGGCTGGATGAACTGGCCACCTATGAAAGCCACCCCGAGGTGGATGCGGCCATCAAAGAGGCAGAGGACTGGCTGGAGACGGCGAAGAAAACGGAAAGGCTGGCAAATGAAAAATAAAATTGATCAGGTTGAGCTTGTTCGACGATTGCGATCTTATCTCGGCGAGTGTGTCGACCACCTGACAGACGAGGCTCTCCTGGATTTGTCAGCCGGAACCATTACCAGGGAGAGGGTAGAGAACAGCATGGCCCTCGAAAATTTAACTCGAGCTTTTAAAGCTGGATTTAAAAAAGAGATCCGACTGGCCAAGCTGGCAGCGGATAAGCTTAGTTCTGTATTAAAAAAATTATCTTTACAAAATGAAAAATAACCAGCCTCGTGTTTTTATAAGACTAAAGTCAAAAGACAACCTTATAGGCGACCCAGATGCAGGGGCTGGCATTGTTGAGTATGTAGATCGACTTAACTTAAAAACTAAAAAGCTAATGAATTATGGCTATAAGAAACTATTTCCACTTCGTGGCTTTACAATATTTTTTATTGGCGTGAAAAACTATAAAGCAAGGACTCGCAGACTTGATCGCTATCTTTCTCGTGTATTGAGGTGGCAGAACAAAAAGCTAGAGAGAGCCGGATTGATTTAGTGATATGACTCAGCCAGCGACCGCCTCACAACCCTCTCCCGACCCCGTCAACTGCCAACACTGCGACAAGACGATCTTTAATGGCGAGGTGATTCGTTCCCGCGTGGTGAACCCCCGGACCGGCATGGCCAAGTGCACCTGGTGCAAAAGCTGGACACCGGTACCGGTTACTTATAGCCCGTGCTAAGCTTTAACCCGTTCGGCGTGGCAGAGGAGGGAGCACAAACCCGAGGGCAATCCCTGCACAGGGAGCGTCTGGCCAAATGCAACCACGCGAGTTCATAGCGCTATACGGGTGACCCTGATCGATAACCAAGCTACGGGGTCCGTGGGTTCGAAACCCACCGCCGAACTTATAACCTCTCTGGCCCTGTTTTTGTCTACCCTGGCTCTCTAGTCTCAGGCTAATGCTTATAGCCGGAGGCCGCCATGCCAGGAATCACCAACCGGGGCAAGTATGCCTTTTTAGCCGCATACTTCCGCGCCGATGTAACCCAGGAACCGACGGGATTCTCTGCTCGGTTAATTACCAACGCAGTCGCCCCCGGTCCTGACACTAACCTTTTTTCCGAGTTGACCGAGATCACTGCTGGCAATGGTTACACAGCCGGCGGGCTTGCCCTCAACCGTAACGCGACGGACTTCGACGTTCTGACCGAGGACGACACCAACGACCGGGCATTAATTCAGACTAAAGATCTTGTTTGGAACGCCTCGGGTGGCACCATTCCCAGCGCAGGCAACCCGGCCGTCGATGTGGTGATCTGTGACGACGAGGTCGCCCCGCAGGTCATCGGACATATGTCGCTGGGTTCATCGGTCACGGTTTCCTCGGGTCAAAGCCTGACCTTGCAAGATCCCGAATTTAGACTGGGAGACACTTAAATGAGCAACCTGACACAAGAACAGATCGATCGCCTGCCAGACTTTGCCCTTTATGATGACGGCAAGGTCATCGTGGATCCCGGCGTGGTTTATCCTCAGTATCTAGCCGAGCTGGCCGAGTGCTGCGAAGGGGTAGACAAAAACCAGTATTGGGTAGAAGTGGCCCGCCGCTGCATGGCCCGCGATCTTAAAATGACTATCGGCCCCGGCTTTACCCTCAGGCTGATCAGCCCCCAGCTGCTGGACGACGAGGAAAAACCCACCGGCGAAAAAGCCAACGACGCCTGGGCCCTGCGCAACCTGCCCGAGCGAGCAGAAGATGAAAAAGGCACCAGTGGCGTAAAGGGATCACTTGAGTTTTTACTGCACTGGGAAGCCCTGCAGAAATTCAGGCAGTCAAAAGCACAGGACTAACCCATGGCCACCCCCGAGGAGTTAACCGCCCTATATAATGAAGTCGTCACCGACCCCCAGGCGATCGGTTACAGCGTTGTTATGGATGGCCCAGTGCCCGACATGGCCAAGGCCGCCCAGGGCAGCACCCTTAATGCCGTGGTGGACGAAATCAACACCCCCAGGGCCGAGATCGTGCCCAGAGTGGCGGCCCTGCAGAATGACATCATGCAGGCGATTGCCCCGGCCGATTTTGATGCCCTGCTGGCTGATGAGGCCGCAAAACTTAACACCCTGATCACCCTGGCGAGCAGTGGGGTGGATATGAACGACAGCACCAACCAGGCCCTGGTTGATGCCGCCCTGCCTGCTGTTAAATATGGCGCCAGCAATGCCGCCGTTAAGGCCTTGGGCATGCGCAACGACGGCAGCCGAGCCGAGGTTGTTCTCGGGCGCAAGGTATCCCGGCTTGAGTTGGCCATGGCCCTGTATGGAGACGCACGCTAATGCCTCAATCGTTTAAAACAGAGGTGGTATTGATGGCATCAACCGCCCTGGTGGCCGACACTTTAAGCAGTGCCGGCAATATCGTCGTCGCCTCGGAGGATCTCTCTGTGGGTACCGATAAAGATGCCCAGGGATCCCATGACATGGACATCGAGCTGGACGTGACGACTGCCCCCACCACAGCCACTCGGGTGGAACTTTACGAGGCCCGCAGCAGCTCAAAAACCGCCGGCGAGTTTTCCGACCCCAAATTGATCAACGTGTTTCAAGGCGTAAAAACCACAGCCGATCAATATCGTTTGACTGTCCCACTGTTGTCGCCAGCTTGTCGTTATTATCTAAAATCTATCGGCTACGGCCTGACCGCCACCCTGAACGGCGTCCCGATCACAGCGGGATAATTCTCCCATGCTAAATCGCGATCGCTACCGAGCAAGGCTAAGATCGCCGGCGCTGCTTTCTCGCAATTTAAAACCCTTACAGAAACTCGAACTCGATCCGACCAATCTTTTTTATGACAATCTGGCGGGGTACTGGTTGATTAACGAACAGGCCGGACTGGTTTATGACTATGTCAGCAATAGTCATGGTTCCTTTGTGGGAGATGCCGCCTGGGGATCGGATAGTGGTGGATCGCACATTGCCCTCGACGGTCTGGGCGACGGCATTGACTGCGGCACCAATAGCCGGACCAATATCGATACCTCGGGAAATTTACTCTCGATCATTTCAACGATAAAAACCAGTGACACAGACTCCACAATTTGCGCCAAACGCGACGGGGCTATTGAGGAATTTCAGTTTTTTCTGTCAGCCGGCGTCTTGACGTTTAGATCTGCCGCAACAGCTTTGTCCATCGGCAGCACCAGCGTGGCCGATGGTAACGAGCACATGGTAGGCATGGCCAGAGATCATGGCGCCAATTCGATAACCTCTTTTCTGGATGACGGATCAGACGGGGGATCAACGTCCGTTATTAGTAGTCGCCTGAATGTAAATTTATCTATTGGCTGCCGCTGGAACACCTACCCGGCTACTGCTTTTGAACTGTCTGGCAATGTTTACTCACTGGCAATATGGACGGGCCGGTGCCTCGATATTGAGGAATATTTACTTTTTCGCGCTGACCAGTATCAGGTATTAAAAGCCAGGGGCACTAGCGTCCCAGTGTCTTCGTCAGATATCACCATCACCCCGACCCCTGCCTCAGCTATAGTCAGCAGTGTGGCCCCGTCGGTGGTAAGGGGAAGCGTGACCATTACTCCCAGCCCGGTTTCGGCCATTGCCAGCACCGTAGCACCGTCGGTTATCAAGGGTAGCGTCAGCATCACCCCGGCCCCGGTTTCGGCCATTGCCAGCACCGTAGCCCCGACAGTCATTACCACGGGCAGCATCACCAAAACACCCACCCCAGCCTCGGCCATTGCCAGCAGCGTGGCGCCGTCGGTGGTGTTAGGCAGTGTTAGCATCACCCCCAGCCCGGCCTCGGCCATCGCCCGGAGTGTGGCGCCGATCGTTATTCGTGGCAGTGTTAGCCTGACCCCGACCCCGGCCTCGGCCCGTGGTTCGGCACTGGACCCGGTGGTGGTCATGGGCAGCGTCAGCATTACGCCGGCCCCGGCCTCGGCCATTGCCAGCACTATCGCCCCCACGGTCAAGCTAGCCGTGGCGAGCCTGCCAACTTACGAGATCATGGACTCGCAACTGAGGGACATGACTACCCTGGCCACCACATTAACGGACATCACAGGAGGCTGACATGCCCATCATAAAAAACGAAAAAGGCAAGATCGTGGTGCTGAATTGCAAGTTTGACCTCACCGGCCAGACGGCCATGAGCCTGACCATCACCCGCCCGGATGGCACGAACTTTAACCGCACCCAGGCCACTGGCCTGTCGGTAGGACCGATCGATCTGACTGTCGACGGGGAAACTTATCTGGCCAATCAGCATGTGCTTTACACCATCCAGGATGGAGACTTCACCATGGATGGCGATCACACACGCAAGCTGGAGATCTCTTTTGGTGCCGACAAGCGCCTGGCCAACATCGAGACGGTGTTTAAGGTCGAGCCATAACCTCTCTGGCCCTGTTTTTGTCGAACGTGGCTCTCTAGGCTCAAAACTGACAATCAGTTTTTTGTTTGCGTAAGCAAGCCAAGGCGAATTAAGCCGGCTCCCTGCAAAGGGATCCGGCTTTTCTTTTTTCAGGCATGAGGTGGTGCAAATGGGACTAAGGGCAAGACGTTTAAAGTTTGAAAGTGCCGCTCCGGATGGAGCAATTCGCATTTTATCAGACCGCGTGGATGCGCAACGCTTTGCAGAAGGGAACCGCACCGTAATAGTTAACCTCGCCCGTGTCATGTCCTTCAGGGATCCATGGTATGGAAAGGTCGAACTGACTCATAAAAAATTCAACCAGATGATCAAAAACTTCAATGATGACGTTTATGGTCAGAAGATTTTTATTGATGTCTCGCACAACCCCAGCGAAGGGGCAGCGGCAGAAATTAAAAAGATCTTTATGGACGGCCAGAAATTCAGGGGCGAGGTTGAGTTTACCGAGTACGGCGTGGAAGCCGTCACTAAACGCAGGATGATTTATCTGTCCATGGACTTCACCGAGGACTACCTGCACCCGGAAACTGAAAAAAAACACGGTGCCCTTTTGTTTGGTGCCGGCCTGACCATTCGCCCGCGAGTCAAAGGACTCGATCCGGTTCAACTTTCATTCGATGACGACGAGAAACCCGTCAACCTGACACCAAGAGCTCGGCGTCTGCTATCTGAGGAGATCAATACCATGTGGGAACAATATCTTAAACAGCTGCGCACGCGGCTGTCTGAATTAAAACTGTCTGAGGGCGTGGTCCTGCAGTTCGCTGAGAACTTCGAAACCACAGCCAAGACCCTGGGTGATAATGAAGATGCCATCAAAGGTGTCATGGATGGCTTTGCTGCACAGGCTAAAGTGCTGTCTGATAATGGCCAGGGTGCCAGTGATGAGATCAAACTGGACTTTTCAAGCCTGAATATCCAGACCGGCATGACTGAGGACAAAGTCCTGGAGTTAATGGAAAGACAGAAACAGGCCGATGAAAGCAAAGCCACCCAGCTGGCCGAAAAGCGTGAGGCCAACATAAAGATCTTTACTGATGCACTAGCCGAGGCCGATGGTCTCAAGTCATTAAGTGAAGACCAGCGCAAGACCCTGGGCGAAGCGGCTGACGTGATCACCGCCGATATGACAGCGGACCAGGTTAAACGCCTGGCCGATAACCAGATCAAGATCGGCAACGACATGGCCGTATCGATGCAGCTGTCTAGCATGGGCTTTGAAACTAGCCGAGGCGGAACGGTGCATATCTCTGTTGATGAATCTAACAGCATTAAAAAGCTGTCGGACGATATCGCTAACGGTCTGCGCGGTACCAGCCACCACGGCACGGGCCAGCTATTGCTTTTAGCTGAGGACAAACTACCTCCATTCTGTCGGATGATCCTGTCCGAGTTTGATCGCATTAATGCCGCAAAGCTTTTTCATGAGTCCAAACAGTTCGCCGGTGGTGAAACAGGCATCGCGGACACGTCTCTGCCTGCAGGTTTTCAGCGTACCGTGATCATGGAGGCCCTGTCGGATCTTCGCGTGCTGGAACTGGTGCAGACTCTGACTAACTTTAGCGCCACAGCGACAACTGACATCCCTTACGAGACCCGCGACACCAGTGGCGTGTTGAATGATGGCATTGTCTACGAGGGACAGGACATCCACGAGGCCAGTGTTTCGCAGGCCATGGATCTGGCTTACATCCTGCCTATGAAATTGGCATTCATTATCACTAACGAGGTGATCCACTTCTCCCGTGCCAGTGCGATTAACTGGGATGCCTATGCTCGTAACGTGGAAAGCAATGCCCGCGTGGTGCGCGAGTTAATCACTCGACGTATCTGCAATGAACTGCAGCGCAGTGCCGACGCCTATCAGGCGACTGACGTGGTAAATGAGGGCTTTGATGGTCAGCTGGGAGCTGTCAGCACCATTAAAACGACGAACTATCCGATCGTCCGCCCACACCAGCAGAAAGACCTGCAGGGTAATAACGTCGGCTCAGCCGAAAACGCCATCACCGTTCGCCTTAATGGTGCAGCGATTCAAGCCTATGACGGCAGCGGCACACAATCCGCTGCGACCTATTACCGGGTGACTAACTACAACCTGGGGTATGTGCAGTTTGTCGATGAGACTGGGTCACCCGTCAATCCACCAAACACAGCCGGCGCCGATGATATCAGCTATAGCTACGCCACCAACGTGGCCAAGTTTGACCTGGACAACGGCGGCACCGAGCTCGGCCTGCACCTTAACGGCCTGCTGCGTGCCTTTGGAGAGCGTAAGGCATTAATGGCCCAGGATCGTTATGTGGTGCCTGACTTCCTGTTAATGAGTCACACCCTTAACAACACGGCCACCAACGCCAACAACTTCGAGGTGGACAGCAAGCGCAACGGCTCCGACACCACTCCCCAGGGTGACCTGGATCGAGTGAAGGGTATTAATGCCTGGTCAACCAATGCGCCGGGCGTCGACCTGGGCGATGAGCGCACCATCATGGGCCAGCGCGGCACGCTGACCTATACCGTGGCTAAGCCTTTTGTAACGGGCCAGCCTGTCGAAGCGGTTAACCCGACCACCGGCAAGTTGATCGGCAAGAAAAAGGCCTACGGCGAGGAGTACAGCGCGATCAAAGTGCCCACTCCTATCCGCAACCGCCTGACCTCTGTGCTGGCTTATAGCTTCACTGGCCGTTAAGCCTGACGTAACACGAGCCGTCCAGACACTGGGCGGCCTTGTTCATATCAATTAAAGGACAAAGTCATGGGTAAAAAAATTGCTTTACATAACAGCACCGGCATTGCCAAGCACGTCGGTCCGGTCACCATCATGCCCGGTGGCACTCGCGAGGTGGACGCTGACCACCTGGAAGGAAAGGATCGGGATCGTTACTTAAAAGGGTTACCTCCTGAGACAGAAAAAGCGGCCTCGGCCCCTGCCATTCTGGCCCTGCTGGAAAACAGCATTCCAAACTTTACCAAAGTGATCGCAGAGCAAAACGAGGAGGGTGTTTATATCGTAACCCTTGAACAACTCGACGAGCTCAACGACGGCGAGCAGCTATCGAAAAATCCACGCTCTGGTATTTCTCAGGTTATTGCCGCCGAAAAACTGCGCCGGGTCGATGAGGCCATCGAGAGCAACGTCGAACAGCTCCACGCAAGCCTGCAGGAAATGGAACTGCAGGAGCTGCATGATCAATTCGATGTTTACAAAGACGATGCTGGCACTCTGGCTATGGTTGAAAACGTCTGGCGCGAAAAACTTACCGCACTGGATGACGCAGGCCTGACGTCGGTTATGGAGACTCTGGTCGACGGCAGCCGTCAGCACGAGATCCTCAACGAGGTGATCGGTTCTTAACGATGTCGCTCATCATTAAACACAACCCCCATGGCTCGGCGCAACAAACGCCGGGCCGTGTTGTGTTGCATGCCATGGGTGAATTTATTTTGCATGAGGGAAAGATTCTCCCCGCTGAGGATTTTTTATTAAAACAAGGTCTCTCTGCGCATGTGCTGGTCACGCCTCGAGGCGAGGAGATCAAGCTGCGCAAAGATGACGAGGGCGCCTATCACGCCCGAGGTTTTAATAAAAATTCCCTGGGCATCGAGTTCCTGGTGCCGGGAATTCACACCTATGAGACTTTTCTGGATGCCATCAAACGAAACTACCTGACCGATGCCGCCTATGACACAGGGGTGAACGTAGTTTGCACCTGGTGCCTGCTGCATAACATCCAGTCTATTGATCGACACAGCTTTCTTGATCCCTCGCGCAAGTACGATCCCGGGGCCGGTTTTCCTTATCAAAAATTTATTGATGATGTTGAACAAAAAAGGAGTGAACCATGAGCCACATCCAGGACAAAGGCGTCAAGTCAAAACGATTTATGACCATGCTGCTCCTGCTGCTGCTGGTCACCTTCGATTATAAATCCGGCAGCGGCATGACCTCGAGCGAGTGGCTGGGGTTCATTCAGTGGCTGTTTGGTTTATGGGCTGTCTCAGAGGTCGGCAAGTCCGGCGCTGAGGCTTATCGCGATAAGTAAAAAGGAGGATCGAATGCTTAAGCAATTTATCACAACCAAGATCGGCATTATGTTGATCGGCCTGTCGTTAACTTTGTTAACGGCTGGCGTGCAGCAGCTGCGTGTTTTTCATTATGAGAATGGCATGCTGCAGGCGGTTAACCAGGTGAGCGAACTTAAGACCGCACTGCAGGCAAAAGAGACCGAGGCGGTGTCTCTGCAGTCGGCCATTGAAAAACAGAACAATAAGATCAAGACCATGACCTTATCGGCCAACATGGACCGACAGCGAAGGGCCGGCGATGTGTTGGCGGTCCGGGTTCAACATCGTGACCAGGCCGCGCTTATAACCACAACCGACGACAAAGGCCCCGAGGCCCTGAACCGATGGCTAACCGATTATTACTAGGACTGGCCATCTTGATGATCTCCGGCTGTGGTTTATTCCCGCAGCCGGAAGTCGTGATCAAGCGTGAACCGATTGAGGTGGAGGTGCCTGTTTATGTGCCTGCCCCGGTACCGGACGCACTGAGCTGGCCACTGATGATCACCGATCAGCAGTTGCCTGTTTTTATAAGCCCACAACATCAACACGCCAGCAGCTGCCTGGCCCCGGATGACGAGCAAAAGCTGCAGCTTTTGCTGGTCACCCTGACCGGCAGGGTGAAAGAGTGGGAAGCCTACGGACTTGACTGATGCCTGAAAGAATCATCGAGCATATAACCGTTTTAATGTATGCCCTGGCCGCCATCTCTGGCGGCCTGGGTGGTTGTGCCGTGGCGGCCCACGACGTGTTGCGTGGTGGACGACCTCGACTGAGTTTTATTTTTGCCTATGCCATTGTCGGCTCGGTGTTTGGTGTGCTGGCCCTGGCTTATGGCTCCTGGTTTGGGGTGGAAACAAAGACCACCGATCACCTGATTGGCAATAGTGTGCTGGTCGGGGCGTTTGGTTCTGCCGTGCTGGCCTCAACCAATATCTCGGCCCGCTGGGTGCTCAAACGCCTGGGCATCGAGGTCGAGGTCAACATCAAACGCAAAGGGGGCCAGTGATGCCCGGCACCCTGTCACAGGCCGACCTGGTGAGCGACTTAAAAGGCATGCTCGGCACTAGCCACACACGTTTTACCTCTGAGAACGGCTCCGACTTTAAGCGCCATCTCAACACGGCCGCGCTGTCCCTGGGCCGCTATCAGGCTCGGCAACTAAAGGGCAACCTGACCCTGCAGGCCGACGTGAGCGACTATGATGCCCCGGCGGATTTTTTGCGATTTATACGATCCCCCTGGGGCGAGGCCGAGCGAAAGGCCCGCAACTGCTGGGATTCGAATTTCCCTAAGGTGCTGCCCCGGGTCACCACCTACGAGGAGGCCGGGGCCTTTAAATTGCAGTTAATGCCTGCACCTTCTGCCGCCCAGATCGTCGACCTGGGTGAGACCTATCCCTTTTTCTATGCCGCTGGCCACACTGTTGGCACGACAGCGGCCGAGACTTCGGTAAGGCCAGAGCACAGGGACGTGTTACTTATTCGCGCCCTGGCCGCTGCCCTGCAGGATCTGGCGGCCGATGGCGTATCCAAACCCGTGCAGCTTGGCCCAGGCTCTGGCGCCATGCCCAAGAACGGCACCGCCGGCGCCCTGGCCGAGAAAGCCATGGAGCTCTTTATTGCCCAGGTTGAGGTGCACTAATGGCCAACCAGCTGCAGCTCATCATTGACCAGGACAAACTGATCCAGGCCCTGCTGCATGCCCCTGATAAGTTGGTGAAAGAACTGGACCGGGGCATTGACCGCAGCCTGCACGAGATGGCGAGGGACGCCCGCCGCGAGGCCCCCAAGGCCTTTAGCACCCTGGTGAACTCGATCAACGTGACCCGACCTAACAGGCTGGAGGGCATCGTGGCCCCCGGGGTGGATTACGCCCAGGCCGTGGAGGAGGGCACCGGGATCTTTGGCCCCGAGGGAGTTTATTCCGGCGAACTGCCCCCGGTGGAAAATATCAAAGACTGGATCGGCGTGGCCGGTATCAGCCCCAACAACCCCGACTATGACCAGGACGATCTGGCCTGGGCCATTGCCAAGAATATCGCCCTTACCGGTACCCAGGAGCAGCCTTACCTGGCCCCGGCCTATGAGAAAAACATCGATAAAACCGGGCAGCGAATTGACCGGGCCATCGAGAGGGCACTGCAATGATCAGCAAACCGATCGAAGACACCCAGGCCCGTTGTGATGCCGTGGACGCAGCGGCCAAGACTTTCTTTGAGGGGTTGCGCCGTGTTTATAGCGAAACCTTTAAACCCCTGGCCAACCAGGAGCAGGACGAACTGCTCAAGGGGATCGTGATGTTCGGCGCCAGCGGGGAAAAAGGCTACAAGACCAGCCCCGGACTGGTGGCCAAAAAAGGCACCACCCGGATCCAGTTACTCATGCACATCAAGGTCAACGAAACAGACACCGGCAAAACCCTGCGCCAGAAAGAGCAGGCCTTTTTTGCCGAGGTGAAAAGCTTTGTCCAGACCGGCGTGGCCGGTGTGAGTTTAACCCTGGACCAGGTCCAGCAGTCTCGACAGATGGCCCACCCTTATGGATGGGCCCTTGCTTATCTTGATATCACGCCGCCGGCAGCCGGCACTCATTAACAGGAGAGAACACCATGCCAGAAACATACGACAGTAAATATTTTAGCGGCCAGGGCCCGCTGCATGTGGCCCAGCGTGACCCCGTCACGGGCAAACCCCTCGGCCTGGTCTTTGTGGGCGATGTCACCGGCATCGGCATGACCCCGAACGTGGAGAAAAACGAGATTATCGAAAACACCACGGGCTCTCGTGGTGTGGCGGCCAGCAGCATTAAGCGGGCCGAGTATGCCCTTTCGATCGCGTTTCGCTCGGTCAAGCCTGCCCACCTGGCCCAGGCCCTGCACGCCGTGCTCACCGATAAAACCGGTAGCTCGGTGACCGATGAGGCGGTAAACGGATACCACGACAAGCTCCTGCGCCTGGATCATGTCAAGGTCAGCGCGGTATCGGTCACCCACACCACCGGCACGCCCACCTATGTAGCCGGCACCGATTACAACGTGGTCGACGCCGAGACCGGGCTGATCGAAATTCTCAGCGGCGGAGCCATTACCGACGGGCAGGAGGTCCATGTCGATTACAGCTACGCCGCCCAGAGTCACTTTAAGATCGATCCGAACAATGACGAGCTTTATCTCGTGTGGGCCGGCATTAACACCGCCGACAACGACAAGGCTTTCCGTTGTGAGATCTACAAGGCCAAGCTGGATCCCGCCTCTTTAAACCTGATCACCGACGACATAACCGACATGACGGTGCAGGGCACCGTGCTGCTGGACAGTCTGCGGACGGCCGGGGATGAGTTTTACAGCTACCAGATCGAAAACTGATCGATTAACTGAGGAGAGTTATCCATGACTGACAAAGACAAAACCAACGACACGACACCGGTCAACTTCAAGCTGGCCGACGGCATGACCCACACCCACGCCGGTGTGGATTATGAAGCCGGGCAGACCATTGAAAAAATGCCCAAGTTCAAGGCCGATCGTCTGGTCGCCATGAAAAAAGGGCAGATCGTCAATGGCTGAAATCCAGGACAAGAACAGCGAGGAGCTGGCCATTCTGAAAGGTTGCGACGTGATCACCATCGGAGGGAAAGAGGTCACGGTGAGCGAGTTCACCTATCCCCAGGAGTTTGAGGCCCTGCCCATTGCTCAGCCCATTATTGCCGGGCTGGGCGACACCCTGGCCGAGCGCGACCCGGCCGGTTACCAGAAGCTGGAGGCTTTGTTTTACAAACACCACGCCGCACTGGTGAGCCTGGAGGCCATCGCCACCGGTGAGCCGGAGGACTGGATCCGGAGTCTGAAAGGTAAAGACGGTCAACTGCTAACCATGACCTTCTGGGCGGTGAACAGTTATTTTTTTACCTCACGGGTGGTCGTGCAAACCTTGGAGCAGGATCCAGAAGCGATCAAGGCCGTGGCGGATCTGTCGGAGAAATCTACGCCACCCTGATCGCCCACGGTCACCAACGCCACCAGCTGCCCCATTACACCCGGCGCCAGCTGGAGCTGTTTTATAAATACGCCCAGCGCCGTGACCTGGGCCAACGGGCGGACCACCTGGACAACCTGGCGATGGTGTTTTTAGAAAAGCCCACACACCCCGCTTCGAAACTGTTGAGAGACTATGGCCGAGATTGATAAAGATTTTTTGATCCGTGTCCGTGCTGATATACAGCAGGGTGTCAAGGAGCTCAAACGCCTGACCGGTGAGGTTAAGGACACCGGCAAGCATGCCAAACAGTCCGCCAATGACATGGGCAAAATGGAAAAGGGCATGGACCGGCTGGTCAAGCTGGGCGCGGCCTATCTTTCCTTGCGCATGGCCCAGCAGTTGATCCTGCAGGCCGACGCCTGGACTCAGCTGCAGGCCCGCATCAAAAACGCCACCCGGGAAACCGGGGACTATGTCAAAGTCTCCAGGCAACTCTATGACGTGAGCAATCAGAACGGGGCCGCCATGCGCGACACGGTGGACGTGTTCCAGCGCCTCAGTTTGGCCCGGCAAGACCTGGGCGCCACCAATGACCAACTGATCCAGCTCACCGACAATGTGCAAAAGCTGGGGGCAGTGAGTGGCGCCACGGACTCGGCCCTGTCGGCCGGCCTGCTGCAGTTTGGTCAGGGCCTCTCGGCCGGCGTGTTCCGGGCCGAGGAGTTTAATTCGATTATTGAAAACATGCCCGCCGTTGCAAAAGCCATTGCCACCGGGCTGGGAAAAAGCACCGGCGAACTGCGCAAAATGGTGATCGATGGCAAGCTGCTTTCCAAGGATGTCATGACGGCCTTGCTGGGACAGACCGCAGATATAGCGAAACAGTTTGCCGAACTGCCCGACTCGGTGCGCCGCTCCGGCCAGTCTTTGAGCAATTCCTTTGCTCGTTTCCTTTCACAGTTGGATCAGGCGGCCAATGGCACCGGTAACCTGGCCAAGGTGATGCAACTGGTCACCCAGAGCCTGGACAACTGGGCCGACCGACTGGGAGAGACGGAACTGGATCGCCTGATGCGAGAACGGGGCGAGGCAATGAATTATTACCAGCAGCTGGTGGCCGACGGGGCCGATCGCCAGGGCAAGATCATGGTGGATCTGCTGGATAAGATTAACGCCCTGGACACCCAGATCATTGCGGCTAACCGGCAAATGGCCAAGCAGCAGCAGATCATCAAGGAGGCCGGCGGCACGATCTCCCCAGAGGAGCAAAAGCGCCTCGAGACCATTAAAAAGCTGGTTAAGGCCCTGGAAGACCAGGCCGCAACCGAGGGCAAAACCAAGGAACAGACTGCCCTTAACAAACTGGAAAACCTCAAGGCCTCCGAGGCCGACCTGCAGCGGGCCCGGGCGGCCATTGCAGCCACCCAGGCCGAGCGCGAGGCCCAGTCTTTGCGCCAGCAGGGCCAGCAGGTGTATGAGCAAACCCGCACCCAGGCCGAACGCTACAACGCCGAGCTGGAACGGCTTAACACCCTGCTACTAGAGGGAGTCATTAACGAGGAAACCTTTGCCCGTGCCCTGAACCAGGCCACCGTCGAATATTCTGAATTTACCGATCAGGCCATCGAAGACACTGAACGCCTCAAGGCGGCACAACGTGGCTGGATGAACAGCTTTAGCCAGGGCGTGGCCGACATGGTGGTGGATGGCAAGGCCCAATGGAAAGACATGAGCAAGGCCATCATTAAGGATCTGATCCGGATCTGGGTTTATCAGCAGCTGGTGGGCCTGGCCGGCCCTGGCCCCGGGCCACAAACGGCCCCGGGCACCAGCCCCACGCCGGTGCAGTCTTATGGGCCAGGGACGGCCGTGGCCCACGGTGGCGGCCAGGTGGGTTCGCTAACCACCCGGCGCAATGTGTCGCCTTATGTGTTTGCCGGGGCCCGGCGTTATCACCGTGGCGGGACCATTCCCGGCCTGCGCTCTGGCGAGGTGCCGATCATCGCCGAACAGGGCGAGGAGGTGCTGACCCGTCACGACCCACGCCACTCCCTGAACGGTGGCGGCATGAAAAATGTCAGCGTGGTGATTGAAAACAAGGGCGGGGCCAAAGAGGTGACAGACTCCACCGCCCAGGTCAACGGCAAGGATATGATCATCTCGGTGGTGGTCGAGGACATTAAGCGCGGCGGGTCGATTGACTTCGCCCTGAGTTCCACCGGCCGGGGGAGGAACATTCGATAATGGCTTTTCCCACTTATGGCGAGTTAATCCTTCGGCAGTATTCCGAAAACCCGGACTCCTCTGTCCTGCGCACGGAAATGGAAACCGGCCCAGCCAAGCAGGCCAAGGTGCAGAGCCTGGCACCGGTGCAGCGCCGGGTGAGTTTGTTTTTTACCGGGGCAGAGTTTGAGACTTTTAAGATCTGGTTTAAGGGATCCGAATGCAACCGGGGGGCCAGTTGGTTCGACTGGCTGGACCCACAAACCGGCACCACCAAACAGGCGAGGATTGTCGACGGCAAATATGAAGCCCTGACCACCAACACCGGCGAGGGCAGCGAGATCGGCTGGCATGTGTCCATGAACCTGGAGACCCTGGAGTAAGCCATGCCCAAGTCAGTCAGCAATATTTACAAAGAAACCGTTAATAGCACCGGGGCCGCCGAGGCCCCGCTGATTGCTTTGGAGATTACTCACCCGGATCTGGTGACACCGATCCGGGTGGTGAACGACAACCAGGACCTGGTGCACCTGACGGAGACCTTTGTGGCCATGGCGTTTCGCATCGACCTGCCCACCGATGAAGATCGCGGCCTGCCCCAGGCACGGCTGGCGGTGGATAACGTGGGCCGGGAGATGATGCAATGGCTGGAGGCCTCGGACGGTGGCGCCGGGGCCAAGGTGCGGATCATTCAACTGTTACGCAGTGCCCCGGATACGGTGGAGTGGGAAATTACCATGGACCTGTCGAACGTCAAGGCCACCATGCTGGAGGTGACGGGCCGGCTGGGCTTTGAGGATTTGCTCAACCGCCCCGGTGTGACGCTCACCTATCGGCCGGACACGGCCCCGGGACTGTTCTGATGGGGCACTGGTGCGAGCAATATGTCGGCCTGCCCTATGTGGAAGGGGATCGAGACTGTGCCAGCCTCACCGAACAGGTGCAGCGCGAGCAGTTTGGTCGCCAGCTTTGCCTGCCCACGGCCCGGGCCAACAATTACCGGGGCTGGAGTCGGCAGATCGCCCAGTGCCGTGACGACTTTGTGCAACAAACCGACGACCCGGTGGACGGGGACCTGGTGCTGATGTTTGGCCGGGGCCACCTTAACCACCTGGGAACGCTGCTGATCATTGAATCGGAGTTTTATGTTTTGCATGCCCAGCGCTCCGCCGGGCAGGTGTGCCTGCACCGGTTGAGTCGACTTGAGGCCCTGACCGGTCTCAAGGTGGAGGGGTTCTATTCATGGCGACGGTAAGCCTGATCCACAGCCCTCACCCTTTGCTGCCCTCGGTGGATCGGGAGATCAGCGAACTGGATTTAAAAGCAGGGGCCAGCGTGCTGGACCTGCTGATCAAGGGCGGGTTTTCGTTAAATGAAAACCGGCCTTATCTGTTATTGCTGAACAACTCCCCGCTGGACTGTGAACACTGGGGACTGAAAAAACTGGCCGAGGGGGACGTGGTGCACCTGCGGGCAGCGGTGGCCGGGGGCGACAGCCAGGACAAAAACAAAACCCTGCGCACCATGTTGATCATCGCCCTGTTGATTGCGGCGGGCAATTATTACGAGGCGGGGACCATCGGCTATGGGGCCTATACGGCTTATACCGTGGGTGGAATGTTGCTGATCAATGCCATGTTGCCCCCCAAGATACCGGGGGCCGATGGGGTCATCGATGACCAGAACAGCCCGACCTATACCATCTCGGGCGGGACCAATCGCTTTAGGCATTATGCTCCCATGATTCTGGTGCTTGGCCAGCACCGGGTGGTGCCGGACCTGGCGGCCCAGACCTACAGCGAGATCGAGGGCAATGATCAATATCTTAACCAGGCTTTCCATTTTGGGCTCTCCGATATCACGCTTAGTGAGTATCGGATCGGTGACACGCTGATAACAGAATATGAGGATTACACCCTCGAGGAGTCGGGCCCCGATGGGGTGCTGACCCAGTTCCCCGGTAACGTGGACACGGTGGCAGGGGGGCCGCTGGACCTTGCCACTGACTGGGTGCTGCGCACCTCGTCGGTGGGTACCAATGGCCTGGCGGTACACCTGGCTGGCTATGTGTTTTATATCGACGGCGATGGCGAGCACGAGGTGCGGGTGCTGTTTGGGATGGAATATCGGCGGGTGGGGGATGTGACCTGGCTGCCTTTTTATGATACCGCCGAGTTTCATGTTTACCACAAGGGCCGAGAGGGGTTTCGCTGGGCGCATAAGATCGATGTGCCCGAGGAGCAATATGAGGTAAGGGTGAGGGTGCGATCTTATGAATGGATAGAGCACCACCTGCATTCCTATTGTCCTTTGGAAAATAATAACTGTCAGCTGGATGAATATATCGATTACACCGACACACATTACAATAATGTTGTTGAGAGTAATTTATCTTTATCCGTCAACCTCAGCTGGGCCGCGCTGCTCTCATATCAACCGGACGCCCAGCTTTTTGAGGGTCAAAAAAAGGTCGGTCTGCGTATCCGCGCCACGGGCCAACTCAATGGCCAGGTGAGCCAGTTTAACGCCCTGGCCAGTGCCAGCGCTCCGGTGTGGAATGGTTCGACCTGGATCACCGGCCCCACCAGCAACCCGGGCTGGTGGTTTTTGTGGCTAGCCCGGGGCAAATTTGACAGCAATGGCCAGCGCCTTTATGGGGCAGGCCTGCCCGATAGTGGCATTGATATCGATACCATAAAGGCCTGGGGTTTGTGGTGTGTCACCAAGGGGCTGACGGTTAACCTGGTGTTTGACAAAGCCATAAGCGTCAGCCAGATGCTGGCCACCGTGGCACGCTGTGGCCGGGCCACTTTGACCTGGGGCAATGGCAAGCTGGGCGTGATTTATGACCAGGGGGGGCAACCGGTCACGGCCCTGTTTGGCATGAGCAACATTGTCCGCAATTCTTTCTCGGTGGAATATGTCACCGGCCACCTGGCCGACGAGGTGGTGGTGGAGTTCATTAACCCGACCCTGGGCTGGAAGCCGGACACGGTGAGGGCCACTGTGCCGGGCGTGGTCTCCCCCGTTAACCCGGTCCCGGTGAAGTTGCTCGGCTGTACCGACAAGGTGATGGCTGGCAAAGAGGCCAACCTGCTGGCCGCCCAGCAGTTATACCGGCGCCGGTTTGTGAGCTGGCAGACGGACATGGAGGGGCTGATTGTGCAGCGGGGGGACGTGGTGACCCTGAGCCATGACCTGACCCAGTGGGGCAACTCGGGGCGCCTGGTGGCTGGCACCACCACCCAGCTGACGCTGGACCGCAAGGTGACCTTTGAGGCGGGAAATAATTATTACATCGGGGTGAGATTCCCGAATGGTAGCTATGACATATACGATTGTTTTTTTCCGGGAGCCAGCGATCGGGACGTGATCGACCTGGCGGGGGGGGGCTTTTTACCCAGTGCGCCAGATGACGACCCAAACCACCCACCGCTGGATTACCTCTGGTTTTTTGCGCCCCAGGTCACGCCGGGCAAAAAGGTGAAGATTGTTAGCATTCGCCCGGCCGGGGACAAGCAGGTGACCATCACCGCCACCGATGAGGACGACAATTATTACCTGGCCGAAAACAACAGCTATACCCATGTGCCGATCACCCAGGACAGCACCACTCCCTCTATCGACCTTTTGCAGGTTTATGACACGCTGACCCGTATCGGCAATGTTTATGCCACCCGCATTGATATGGTGTGGGACGTGTCGGGGCCCTATGAAGCCGCCGCCATTCGCGTGGCCACGGAGAGCGGAGAGTTTAAGCCCGTAGGAAAAACCTTTGACCGCCGTTTTTCATTTCCCTGGGATCCGGTCGGCATTATCCGGGTGGAGCTGACGGTTTTTAACGAGGCGGGACAGATTGGCACCGGGGGCAGGGTGATCCAGACCCATGAGATACTGGGCAAGCGCAAGCGCCCCGGGGATGTAACCGGTTTCAAGGCCTTTCAGAATGGCAGCACGATCAGCTATATCTGGGACCTGCCTCCGGATGTCGACATCGAAAGCACCTATATACGCCGTGAGCCGCAGGGACGTGGCGGCACCTTTGAAGACGCCACCCCCGTGAAAGATAAAAAGGGCACCAACACCACCACCAAGGATGTGCCCCCAGGGGCGTGGACGTTTCTCGCCAAGCACAAAGACACCTCGGGCCTGTGGTCTCCCCATGTGGCCACTTATGATCTGGTGGTGGATAACACCCAAGATGTGCTGTTTGAATTTGATTATGCCCCCCTTTGGCAGGGGACGCTCAGCGGCTGCATTCGCCACTGGAGCGGTGTGCTGGTGCCTAGCAGCACCTCGAACAATGCCGCTCTGGGCTGGCGAGTGTTTGACGAGCCGGTGCCTGACCCGGTAGACAGTTTTTATTTTGAGGCCCCAGAAACCGATCATAATTTTGACGATACCATGCGCACCTCGGTGACCGGCAGCGCTAAATATCTGGGCGGCACTGGGGACGAACCCCGGCCCGTTTATTCGATTGATTATAGGATTGCGACAGGGGCTTATGATGGCTATGAGCCATGGGCCATTGGTGATGTGACTGCCAGATATATCAAGGCGAGAGTGGAACACGACAACCTGACCCACGGGCCAGCTGCTCTCGACAGTTTTACCTTATTGGTCGACATGCCAGACAAGCCATACACATGGCAAGGGATCAACGTGCCGGCCAGCGGGATTACTTACAACTTTCCGCGCCAGTTTCATAAGCCGCCGTTTGTGACCGTGCAGGCCGATGACAGTCGATCCCTGACTTTTAGCCGCACGAATGTGACCGAGACCAGCGTGGATATTAAAGTTTATCAGTCGGACGTCGCGGTGGCGGCCGTTGTGGACGTGAAAGCGGAGGGCGCTTAAGTATGACAGTTAAAACCTTTAAACAGGATGAGAATCCAGACTACACCACCCACACCAATGCCAGTGATTATAAGGACCGACTGGAGCGGGCGACTGGTGCAATGAGTGAGGTGGCCAATAACTTTAGTCCGCACGAGTCGGACACGCCGAATATGCAGGTTGTTATCGAAGGGGGAAAGATATTCTCCGGTCTTGCGCATACTGTGAAGGGCAGGCAGACAACCGCCGCCTTTACTGCGCCAACGACTAACCCACGGATTGACCGGATCGCCATCGATATGACCACTGGTGACCTGGTTATCAGGGAGGGAGTGGAAGCGGTCAGCCCCGTGCCGCTGGATTATCTCCCCCACCATTATCCTGTTTGTCAGTTTCGGCTGGAAAACACCACGACGACGATCTCCAATAGTGCACAGTCGGCAACCAATGCCGAGATCAAAGATGAGCGGGGGCTGGTTGTCAACACCACACCGCTGGTGGAGGTGCTGGATAGTTTTTCTGGCAAGACCTTGCTTTCTAACAATGCAGCCATGAACACTCTGTTTAGTTACAACATTCCCGAGGGTGAGACAAAAGACGGGGATATATTGCGGCTTAAAGTGACGGGGACGTATTACAACGAAAACATAAGCACTATCTCTTTAAATATTCGAGTAGCCTTGGGCATTTATGAATTAGTCGACAGTAACACCCTTGTCACAGTTGGCGGGGGAGGGCTGGAGGTGGCGCCCTTCAACCTTGAGACAGTGATCAACATAGGGGCCAGCGGTAGCAACGCCGTGACCCGCGCCCAGCTTGGTGATTTTTCGACCTTGAGTGAGGGGCAATTCCAAAGCTTGCTTGCTGATCGCATTGCCTATAGATCCTATAACGTGTCCTGGGCTGGAGCCAAGACTTTGTTGTTCGGTGTTCAAATGGCATCAACGGCTGATCCGCTGACTCAGTTTCAGCTGTTTTCAGCCTCTGTGGAGATATTGAGGAGCTAGAAGTCGACACCAACCGAGAGCACGACAAAGTCGGCGGCGTTGTTTCTTTCGTCCTGCCTTTGGTCGGATGAGCCGGTCACGCTCGATGCATTGGATATATGGCGCAGGCGGAGGGTAACAAAGAGGTCCTCGACTCGAGCCCCCACCCCAAGCATGAACATGACCTGACGATTGCCGTCTAACTGCTCCGGATCGTAATTGTGCATGCTGACCGCCCCCAGTGTAGTTTCGGCAAAAAACCGGCCACGGGAGCGAAGCCCCACCGACAGGGCCGACAACCTGCCAAAGGCCTCGCCAACCCACCCGCCCTGATGAAGCTCGGCAAAGAAACCACCGCCATACCTGACTGTCCAGCCTGTATAGGTGCTTGTTTGATAGTGCTCTGGACGGGCCATGAAGCTGGTCGAGGGGCCATGTTCCAGGTGAAGCTCGATCGCCGTGGCGGGTGACGAAAAAATCAACAGCAAATAAGCAATTAATGTTCTATGTCTCACAGTCTCCCCTTTACCTTGTTTTCTCCGGGGAAGCATAGCGGATCTGCACTGGCATGCCAGTGAGTTGACTTTGCTGGACCACACAGTGCCCGCCGTGGTTTCTGATTTTTATTTTTACAATTTGAACTGTGATGAGCACTGACAGGATCAGCGCCACCAGCGCCGGGAGCCAGTAGTCTCTCCTTTGTGATTGTTCCCCCATTTGTGTTTTTATTTTTTGAAGCAGATGCACCTGACGATCATTCATTGAAAGCCCTCCCTTTTTTTTATTGTGCATTTTTAATAAAAGGTTATTTAAACCCACAAAACAAGGCAAAACCCCCCATATTTGACAGTCAGCTTTGTCTGATTTTGCACAAATTAATCTTATGCCACACAAAGTTAAAAACGTTAATGTTTGCAATAACTTAGCTTTTTAACCTGTAAAATATAGGGGGCTTGCCGATATTGGTTCTGTAGGGAATGTCCTACAAGGACAAAGCCACATTAATACGGTTATAAATTTATGGTTTTAGTGCTGGACGATGATGCGGGATATGTTGATTTTTATCGGTCCATTTTAAATGTTCATGATATTAGCGTCGGCAGCTTTACCCTGGCGGAGGATGCTATTCGCAGCTTTCGGGGCATGCCTGATCTTTATGATTGCGCGGTGCTGGATGTGTTTTTGCACACCAGTGAGCTGGACGGGGTGGCCGTGGCCAGGGCCTTGCGTGAAATGCGGCCCGAGTTGCCGATCCTGTTTATTACGGGCCTGGAGGATGATGCCAATATCGCGATATTGCAAAAGTATGGCCAGTATCAACGCAAGCGAACCACCTTTGAAAAGCTGGCGGAGGTGCTTTATCGGTTTGCGTCAGAGTCGAGTTAGGTCGAGCAGTCGCTGCTCCAGCTTGCCATTTGACTGGCAGACCGTGGGGGCGCCGGGGAATTGCTTTTGCTGGTTGCTGTTAAAGGTGATGGTGTCATTAAAGGCATAGCGGTTAATGGTGCCGGACTTGCTGACGATGTATTTTATATTGATGGCCAGGCGGGTTTGTTTGTTGCGCAGCTGGGTGAGTAGCAGATTTACCCGGCCGCTTAGGGCTATCTTTCTGTCTATTCGACGCGGGGCCAGGATGTCGACGCTCTCGTTATAGACCAGGTGAGGGGTTGCCCCTGGGAACGGGGTGATCTGGGTGTGGTCGATGGGGTCGGAGATATTGAGCTGACCACAGTCGAGGTACTCGGTCGGCTCGGCGCTGAAACTGAGGTTAATAAACCCCGAGGCCTTTTCGATGTTGTTGACCACAAAAAAATCACTGGTCAGTTTTTGCAGCAGCTGGTGCCATAGCTGGTTTTTGCTTTTGTTGATGATCAGGCTGGTGGGGTGGGTGACGTCTGGCGCAGCGGGGGGCTGGTAGGTGACCAGGGATCCACAACCTGACAGCATGACGGATAAAAATAATAAGTTAGCCGGTTTCATTTTTTAAATAACTTTCCATGTCGATCACGTTGTTGATCTTTTCTTTGACCCTTTCCTCGTCGCCATACATGACCAGCAGATCGTAAAGCGTATCGATAAAGTCGGCCTTTTTTTCGGGGTTCATGGGTTTGCCGGTTTCTTTGATCAGGGCTTCGCCCAGGACCACGGCGTCCTTTAATGTGGTGGAGTTTTTGCTGGCCCGGTATTGCTCGGCGGATTCATTAACACCAGGGGCCAGGCTGTTGCGCAGACGCTGCAATATCTCTGCGTTAAGACTTCGATCATTACTCCCTGCTATTTCATTTAATTCATCCTTTAAGTTTGGGGGGATTCTTAAACGGAAATATAGGGGGTCATCGGGCATGATGAAATTTTCCTTGTTTTACCTCTTGACAGCAATAGCCCATTATGGGCCATAATAGGGGCATGTTAGGGCTACTAAATAAGCCGACTCTTATATATATAGAGAATGATTTAATTATGAAACGAGCTACTGCAAAAGATAAAAGCCAGTCCATTCGCTTTCCAAAGGGACTTTTAAAACAGATTGATGCCTCGGCCAAAAAAAATAGCCGGAGCCGTAATAGCGAGGTGATTGTGCGACTGGAAACAAGTTTTAGTGAAAAACAGGAGCAGGAACAGAAATAAAAAACGAACCAGCCAGGGATTGCGCCCCCGGCTGGTTCTTTGAGGTTGCTGGTTTGAGTCACCTTATCACCTCGGTGTTTATTGTAACACCAGAGTGAGTGTAGCCAGTCACCGACCACGTTAAAAGTGAATGGAGGAGGTGAGCTCACAATGTTTAGCCACTTAAAGGCAAGCCATCTAAAGACGGCGATTTATAACACGATCCATAATTATAAATTCAGTGGGATGGAGGGTGCGGTGGCCATGGCGGCCCGCGCTAACATGAAGTCCCCCGGTTATCTATCCAACAAAGCCAACCCCGAAAACGACGCCCAGCTCGGCCTGGAGGAGTCGGTCACTGTTCAACTCGTTGCTGATGATTATCAGATAGCTGATGCCTATTGCCTGACCCTGGGCGGTGTGTTCATTCGTTACCCCGATCTTAAATTTGTGTCTGACCAGCACCTGCTGGATATCTGGGCCAAGAATGCAGAGGCCGATGGTCACACGGCCAAGGTGATGCGCGAGTCACTTGAGGACGGCGACATTAACGACAAGGAAATGATCAAGCTTGAGGCGTCAATTAATGAAGGGATCCGCACCAAGCTGGAGCTGCTCGACCGACTGAAAAACATGCACCAACAGGGCAAGGAAAGCAAACGATGAAAAAATTATTTGTCGATATGCTTAAGGATTTTTTGTTAGGTCTTTTAATGGCCGGCCTGTTCTTTGTGTGCGCGGCCTCGCTGTTCTCGGGGCTGGTTTCTTTTTTGATTGTGATGTCGGTGGTGGCCGTGATCGGTGCCTGGCTTTACTGGTGGGAAAAGGTATGGAAGCACCCGCTGCTTTAAAACGGATCGGCCTGACCCAGGTCGACGACAACCTGCAGCCGGGCGATCAGTTTGTGCTTAAGGGTTCGCTGGTCATGGCTTTTTTTGGTGATGAATTGCTGAGGGCGTTACATGAGCGACAAGGCAAACAATCAGGACGATCTGGATCTAAGGGTCGCTTATGAACTGGCGGGTCCGAAGATGCGCGAGGCTGTTGGATCGTTTGATCACGCTTTACAAAATGAGCCTGTCAACAAGTGCCTGCAGATCATCGCAAGGGAAAGACAAAAAAGGAGGGCAGACCATGGCGGAGATCATTGAGTTAATGCCGCAGGAGAAAAACGAGAACACCCAGGGCCACCGGTCACGTCGCTGGATTGAGCCGGGCGAGGTGTTTTTGCTGGACCATGTACCTTTTCGACTGGAGATTGATCGACAGGACGAGGCCTATCAGTACACGTTAATCGGTTTCTTTGGCCTGCAAAAGATAGAGCGCACCCTGCCGGGTAATGGCTTTGCTGATTTTAGTATGCACTCTGATCAGATGATCAGGCTGATGGCCATTCACTGGAACGGAGATCGGCCAGTGCGTTGTTTTATTGAGTCGGTCAATGTGACTCGCGTTATCCAATCATTACTTTAATTTTTTAAGAGGCGACTTAAGCCATGACATATAAAAAACCCAGACAAGTTTTTGATCGCTATTTTTTAGCCCATGAGCGGCGCGACCTGCTCAAGACCGTGCGCCGGGTGGACGACGTGCTGGCCAAGCGTGATCTGGCCTGGATGCAGTTCGACCTGGCCACGGGTGTGCGGGTGAGCGTGCTGGCCGGCATGACCTGCGACGATGCCCGCCAGGCCTTAAGGGAGAACAAGTTTACTGTGCGCGGTGCCATTAATAAGGGCGGCCGCACTTATCACGTTTTTCTTAACAAACAATCCAGCCGGGCCTTGCGATCGTTGTTGTCTATTCGTCGCCAGATGGGCTTTGCCGAGGTAGCAGACGAGCCTTTGATCCTCAGCCGTCGCGGCGATGGTTTATCGGTTCGCAGTTTTGAGCAGCGCCTGGCCGAGTGGGTGAAGCTGGCAGGCCTGCGCCGAGGCGGTTCGCCGCACTGGTTCCGCCATACCCTGGCCAAACAGATTATGAAAACCAGCAACGCCGAGCAGCCCCTGCTGGTGGTCATGACCGTGCTGGGCATTACCAACATAAACAACGCCGCGATCTATGCCGGGCCGGATCTTGAGTCGGTGCTGGAAACGATGCAGGGGGTGGGGTGACGTGCAGGGATGCACTAATGCCGCGAAGGCAGGACGCCGAGAGCGGTGGATGGATTAACTCTTAAGGGGAATAAAGTGAATAAACATAAAGTAGGAATTAAGCCTGTAAATCCTGAAATTTTAACAATGTCTCATGCCGAGTGGTGGGACAAAGGAAAAGAACTTTTTGGCGAGGACTTTAATAAGTGGCGTTTTGTATGTGCTCATTGTGGAGAAGTTCAGACTATGGAGGACTTTGCTGAGGCTGAGATCGAAAAAGGAAATCAGAAAGTATTTTTTTCCTGTATTGGCAGGGAAGTAGTGGGCAGAGGTTGCGACTGGACTCTCGGCGGTTTCTTTCAGATTCATACAGCCGAAGTAATTAAGGGCGACGGCACAAAGGTGCCCGTTTTTAGGTTTGACGATAATGCCGGTAAGGAGACTACAAAGTGACTATCAAAATTTCAATCGAATGCGATGGCCTTGACTGTTTTAACAGTATGGATATTGATGAGTGCGATACGCCAGAAGTTTCGATTCGTTTCAGTAAATGGGAACAAGATCCAAGCGAGGATTCTTTTCATTATTGCCCTAATTGCTGGCCGAAGGTAAAGCGGGAGATTGACAAAAGGGATTCTGATTGATGGGAGACTGACATGATGGAGCAATGCCCTTACGACGAGCCAACGACCTGCAGCAACATCCATGCGGACTGTTCTGGCTGTCGGTTTTTTTACCCAAAGCAACACCCTGAACACGGCCAGAGTGACGCTTTAATTTTTCGCCGTGATTATACAAAGAGGAAACAGTCAATGAGTGATGTAGTTATAAAGCCGACCATTGGTCGAGTTGTTTGGTTTAAGGCAGAGGGCTGCGATCAAATGCACCCAGCTTTAGTTTGTTATGTGCATAGCGATGAATGTGTAAATTTGTCTGTGTCGGATCAAAACGGTAACCAGTACGGACAGACTTCTATCTTACTGTTCCATGGTGATGCGGATGAGTGCCCTGTGGGCCAGTGCTGCTGGATGCCTTATCAGAAACAACAGGCCGAAAAGGCAGAACAGGCCGAAGAAGAAATAACGGCATAACCAATCGCTGTCACCGGCGTTAGCTGGTGGCAGCTGTCTATAGATGCCCGGAGATTTCACAATGAAAAAAATCAACTTAGCAACTGGCCTGTTTGTTTTTAGGCTTGCGTGTATTGTCAGCGGTACGGTGATGGTAATAACCGATAATCCCTGGTGGTCCCTAATTCCTTTTGCTTTTGCATTTACAGATATTTGTGAGGCATGCAGTTCAAATGAGGATGAGGCCCCATGAACACTTGCATAGGCTGCGGTTGTACTGACGAGAGAGCTTGTTCTATTCCACCCAGTGGCTGCTATTGGCTCGCCGTGGACATAAAGACTAACAAGGGATGCTGTAGTGCCTGCGCCAGCCACCTGGATCAGTTTGTTATGGATCACCCGTCAGCCATTACTTACGACACCAGGGATCTGTTTGGTGTATCGGGTGGGTGTTTTTTTCTGTTCCCAGAGGGCACCACTAAACACTCTATTGCTGTTTGTAAACGAGATCACATTCCTGTCGAAGTGACGCCAGAGGATGCCTGGCTGGGTGTAATGGCCCGCCGGGCCTTGCCGGATATTCAAAAACGATTACTCAATAGTTCTAACGAACACGATGCCGGCTGTGCTGGGCTGGCTGAGTTGGTGAAGTTGATCGAAGGGGGAGCCAATGGCACATCATGATCTAAAGGCCTGGCCTTGTTATTTCCAACCGGTGGTCGATGGTCACAAACTTTTTGAGATCAGATTTAACAGAGATCGCCATTTTAAAAAAGGCGACACCTTTACCCTACATGAGACGAACCCGGACGAGGGACTTTATCAGGACCCCCTATTTACCGGCCGACTTTTTCACGGAGTTATAACTTATGTAACGGACTTTAAGCAAAAGCATGGTTTTGTTGTTTTTGGTTTTAAGGAAAGAGCGATCCAAAAGCAGACCATAGCAACACAAGGGGAGGGCTGAGATCTTGCCTTATACAAGCTCTCAGGTGTCCATTTTTTCCGGTGATGCACCAAAACCGTGGAAAATTGACAGCCCTTACTGGAACCAGAAGCGTGAGCGCTTTGAGTGCAAGGTCTGGTACTCGGATCAGAAAAAGCCGTCGATCATTCCCTTCGATGATCTCCCTCAGCCTGTCTCCTTGCAGGGTATTAACTTTGTTAAAGGTGACGATCGAGCGACGTTCGACATTACCCACGTTATCGAGCTGGCAAGAAAAGCAAAAGACAAGTTTCATTCTGTTGGCATCGATGAACAGCGCAAGCTGTCGCTGGATATTCAGGCGGCAAACTTTGCCTGGCGATGCCTGAAAGAAAGACACCCAGCCCATGCTGCGCTCCTGCAGGATCCTGTCGTGCTGGAAATACAAAAACGATTTGATGCACACGTCGAGCTTTATGTGGAGGATTTTAAAAAATGATCATTACCATTCAGGGATTAAAAGGCGAGGGTAAGTCGACCATGGGCAGAGAGCTGGCCAACCATTTAAAAAGCCTGGGCGTTAATGTGCACCTGGTGGACGAGGGTCACGAAGTGCCACTGGAGGAGGTGCTGCCGGTGGAGATATTAAAACCCCAGTACAAACGCCTGCGCCCGGTGGCCTGCCTGGTTGAGGTGGTTGAGTGATTATCGAAAAGCCGACCATGTTCTCGGACCCGGTCCTGGTCGACACCCGGCCCGGCCGGGGCACCATGTTCTCGCCGGCGGAGAAGGTGGGCGGCTATCGTTCATGGCTTGATGCTCGTTACGAGAAAAGCCAGCACAAGGAGGGATCGGTGGTGATGTATTACGGGCTATCTCAAAAAGTTAACCAGTATATCCATGCCATGGTCCACGACCGCACCCCAGTGCAGGCGGTGGGCCTTTATGCCGGCCAGTTTGCTATGTGGCTGGAGACCATGGCCGAACCCCACGCCACGGCCTGGGTGCTTAAACATCATAAAGGCCTGTCAGCGAAAGAACAGCAGCAACTGATCAATGAGATCACACTGGTGGAGGTGCTGGCCTGATGGCTTGTGAAGATTGCAACAACTGCCTGCAGCAACGAATGGATGGATCTTTTGTTTATCTATCCAGCCTGATAGAGCAGGGCGAACTCGGCCAGGCCCGTGCGTTCTTTGGCAACGTGATAGAAACCGAAGCGCAGCGGGCGCGTGAAGATGAACGGAAACAGAAAGGAGAAAATAGTGGCTGAGGCATATCCATTATCGTGGCCACCAGGGCGTGCACGCACGCAGGCCTGGAACAGGCAGCGATCACAATTTAAAACAACATTCACCAAAGCGCGGGACGGTTTGCTTAAGGAACTGGATCGACTGGGCTGTGCTGGTGTTGTTCTTTCAACAAATTTAAGAGTTAGGCAGGACAATCTGCCAATGGCCAACCAGCGAACACCGGAAGATCCCGGCGTGGCCGTTTATTTTATGCACAAGAAAAAGCAAATGTGTTTCGCTTGCGACAAATACAAAACGGTGGGCGATAACCTCCGGGCAGTCGCTCTAACCATTGAGGCCCTGCGTGGCATTAAACGCTGGGGCACGGGTGACATGATGGAGCGGGCCTTTTCTGGTTTTACGGCATTGCCTGATCTCAGCCGTCCAGCGGACTGGCGCGATGTTTTGGGAGTGCCTGGTTGCAGGGTGTTATCCGAAGCCAGGGAAGCCTGGAAAAAGAAACGGGCAGAGACCCACCCCGATACTTTCGAGGGTACTGTCGATAAATTTAACGAGGTCAACCAGGCATGGGAACAGGCCCAGCAGGAGCTTGGATCATGATCACAACTTCAAACAATCAACACATCCCAGGGCGGTGTTGGTTTGTCTCTGCAGCCCTGGAGACTCCTGTCATTACTATGCGTATTGACCGCGCCGGACCTCCTCCCAAAATGTCGGCGCGGTCCTTTTTATTTTTGGAGGCTTAAGTGAGTAATACCCAACAACTTATTAACGAGAAGCTCGGCGACATGCTGGCCACTTTGCCAGACCTGCCCGAGCGCCTGCCCTGCAGGTGTGGCTGTGAAGACAAGCCCGATATCAGTTTTGATTTTGATGCGCGCACCTGGGTGGTGTTCTGTTACGGATGCAATGCCAGCTCGGATAAATTTTCTTATCCCGACCTGGCCATCGAGGATTTTAACCAGCGCTTTGGTGTGCTGGAGTTTTGTCCGATTTTTTAACTAAGAAACAAAAGGAGTTTAAGGTATGACGACACCAGGCCCTTGCCCTTTATGCGGATCTAAATTCCCAAAGATGGGCGGACGTGAAAAAGTGAAATGCACAAACCTTGCCTGTTATTTATCTAAAGAATTTATATGGATCCCCGTCGATCAATGGAACGCCCCGCACGGTTCGACCATGAACATACAGGCCGCCGCGCGTGAGACCCAGTTATATGTTGGCGGCGCGGTCTTTATGACCGACGACCTACCGGCAACCAGCCCGGAACATATCGAGCAGCTGCTGCTGAGGATTGAATATAGGGAATATAAAAACATAAGACAGGCCGATCGCTGGCTGGGCTGGTCACAGTGCGCCATCTATCAGGGCCGAGGCCTGTCGCTTGGTGAGTTAAAACTGATTAATAAAAAGGCTTGATTATGAAAAATAAAATTCTGGATCTAAATAATCACTTATTTACGCAGCTGGAACGATTATCAGATGAGGACCTCAAGGGCGACGAATTAAAACAGGAGCTCGAACGGGCCAAACAGGTCGCCAATGTCTCCAGGGAAATAATCAACACAGGAAAGCTTGCCCTGGAGGCCCAAAAAGCCTTTGGCCTTGGAGATATTAAACAGGTCCCCATTATGCTGGAGAGCGATTCGAAGTGAAGTCCAGATACACCGACAAGCAACTGGCTTTTTTACGGGATGGTTATAAAAAAAAGACAATCCCTAAATTAACGTCGGCCTTTAATAATTATTTTAAGAAGCAGAAAACAGAAAAGGCCATAAGGTCAGCCCTGAGGAATTACGGATTTACTTGCGGGAGAAAGCCTGGTTTTCCCAAAGGCACCTCGATCGCTTATAGCAAGGTGCAGCTTGCATGGTTAAAGAAAAACAGAAAGCTCTCTAAAAAAGAGAGAGCCGATAAATTTAATAAAAAATTCAAAACCGACAAACATCCCGAGGCACTAGCAACTATTTGTCAGAAATATGGATGGCTAACAGGCCGGACTGGACACTTTAAAAAAGATCATAAGCCATGGAACACCGGAACTAAGGGGCTCGTAAAACCAAACAGTGGGAATTTTAAAAAAGGAGGGATTCCTGCAAACTTAAAGCCAGTCGGTCATGAGCGGATTTGCAAAAAAGATGGATATATTCTTATCAAAGTAAAAGAGGTTAACCCATGGACCGGGATAAATAACTGGTATAGGCATAAGCATGTAGTCGTGTGGGAAAAAGTAAACGGGCCGATCCCTGATGGTCATTGCCTTTTATTTCTCGACAGCAACAAGCTCAACTGTAAACTGGAAAACCTGACATTAATTACTCGAGCTCAAAACTTATATTTAAACCAACATGGATACAAGGATCTGCCTGCAGAACTTCGGGCCTCTATGATTGCTTTGTCAGAGGTTGAAACAAAACGATTTAAACTGCAGAGGAATGTATGACAGATAAATTCTGGATGGTGATCAATGTTGCATCCACTGAGGATGTGATCTCTCAGTTTTCTGTCGAGAGAGTAGACCGTGACTGTGCCCCCAGGGTTTGCTGGTTTTATAAGTCAGACGCCGAGCAGGAGACGCTGCGCCTGGCTCAAAAAGTGCCCGCCGGTGAGTTTGTTTTACTGGAGGCCATCGCCGAGGCCAGGCAGATCCAGCCGGGCCATTATCGACTGGATGATATACAGGAGTCAGCCTGGCGTGCCTGATAAAAACAAAGAGACCATCGATCAACTTATTGCGGGTGATTTTCTTTACACCCGCGATCCTGAGTTTCGCGCTTTCGTGGAACAGCTGCCGGCTGACCTATGGGCTAAAAAAGATCTTAGTGCCGTGAGGCTTGGCTGGGAGGCTTATAAAAAATTACATGACAACAAGGAGGAGGGCAAACTTTGAATGACCAAACCCGAAACCTTAACCCCACCAAGCCGGCCAGGGTGGCCGTGGTGATATGGGGTAAGGAGTACGCCGAGAAAGGTCTCGGATCTATGGATTTTTATGATCAACTCTCTGCAGCGGATCGGGAGCGCTGCGAGTTGGTGGTCGAACAAATGGAGACAGCCTTTAACATTGACCTGGACGACGTGGCCAACCTGAAACAGGAATTAAAAGAGCTGCACCTTGCGATCGATTTGTTAACGACTGCCAGCTGGCTCTCCCCTAAAAAATTAAAACAGGCTAAGGATCTGGCCTCAAGTATTAGCGGCTGACATGGATAACCAGGGCAGGGTCTCACTGCGCGAAGCTGCAGAGAAAAACGGACTTACTCATGCTCATGTAAGGCTGCTCATTCTTAAGCAGATAGATGCTAACCAGCAGATGCTGGCATGGATAACCGACCTCCTGCAGGAGCGCCGACAATTAATTGAGAATATAAACAGCCTTGTTAAAAGGCTGGCAGAAAAAAACATAAGACAAGATTAACCCAAGGCGATCAGCCGATGACAATAATTAAAGAGGCAGCACCGTGGCGACGATTGAGGAGCTCAAACAGCAGATCGATCTGCATGACCTGGCCGAGAAACTCGACTGGGTAAGACCTGATTCAACAGGCAACTATAAATCCCCTCATCGAGACGACAAAAATCCCTCGGTGAGTATTTTTAACAACGGCAAGGCCTTTAAAGATCATACCGACGGGGCAAAGGGTAGCTGTATCGATATGGTGATGTATCACTTTAACTGTGATGCAAAGGAAGCCATTAAGATATTACACGAGTTTTATAATATCCCCCTCACCCCCCAGAAGACTGAACGGCGAGACAAGTCCCTGGCTGAGTTCATTGTCGATAAGTGCTTTGATGCTGCCAACCTGGAGATGGCTGTCGAGTACCTGGTCCAGGAGCGAGGCCTCCCGGAGTCGACAGTTCGACAGGCGATCAATAACAGGACGGTCGGCTTTAATAATTACACCTCCAACAGCAAGCAACCCGGCCAGCGTGGTTATGGTGGCCCGGGTGTGGCCTTTCCGGTTATCTCACTTAACCCTGGCCATGTTGTGGGCGTGGACATTCGCTACCTTGATCCAGAAAACAATGGCGGACAGAAAACACAATACCAGGGCAGTAAGACATCGCCCTGGGTGATGGATCCAAAGCGTTTTAAATATGCACATGTGGTTTATGCCGTGGAGTCTTCGATCAATGCCCTGTCTGTCGAGGCCTGCGGCATCGGTGGCGCGGCGGCCTTTTCGTTTTTAGGTACCGAGAACGTGCTTAATATTGATTACCATTTTTTACAAGGCAAGAAGGTGGTGATCTGTGGTGACTATGACAAGCCCGACGAAAAAACCAACATTCCACCAGGTGCAAAGGCTGCCTGGGCTTTATATGACCAGCTGGCCTCGTTAAACATTGCCGCGCACTTTGTTGATCAAACCGACTGGGAGCATAACGACGTTAACGACATCCTGCAGGCGGAGGGAGTTGAGGAGCTTCGCAAATTACTGCAGCGATATGATCCCTATATATTGCCCGGTGTGCATGGCGACTATGGCAAACAGAACGGCAAGGCCCGGGTCTATCTTCCTATCCATGATAGTTTTCAATACTGGCGTTACCGTGCCAAGGAGGACTTTGTTAATTATGTCGAGGAGTTCGAGGTCGACCAGGAGAACGACAACCAGAAAAAGGCCAAAAAATTTAAAGACGTGTGTGGTTTTCGTATTGCTGCGATCTCTCGTGTATCGATAGCTAGCGCCACCTCGACCATGACTGGGGAGAAGGACGCGGCCCCGCGTGTGTTGTTCTCTGTGTCAGTTCAAACTCCCCGACATGCCAACAAGCTGCAGCGTAAAGTTTTTGAAGATGAACGATTGCACAATGTGGACCAGTGGAAAAAGTTTGGCCCGGTGTTTGCCCCTTCTAATTTTTTGCGCATGGTTAACATTCTGGAACGCGGGGCAGATCTCGGTGCCCGTGATGCGGTGAACTTTGTCGGCCTGGCCTGGCGTGATGGCCGTTTAATTGTCAATGAGGGAACAGATTGTTATTTCACCGAACCAGAGCAGCAGTGTCCATATCATAATCTGGTCTTCCCTACTGGCTCACTCTATAACGCCCGGCGAGTGATCGAGGAGTACCAGAAAACCTTTAAGGAAAACGCGGCAACGATTCCCCTGGTGTGGATCCTCGGCGCCCACCTTAAAGTGCTTTTAGGTTTCTGGCCACATATCTCCATTCAGGCAGAGAAGGGATCAGGCAAGTCGACGCTGATAAAGCGACTTGAGCGAACCACAGCTATGACTATGTTCTCGAATGAGTCTATAAAATCGGCCTTTCGCCTTTTGACTAGCGTCAGCTATACCTCTCACCCGGTGGGCTGGGAGGAAATGTCTGCCAACAATCAGAAGGTGATCGACGAGGCTGTTTCTATGCTTCAACAGGCCTACCAGTACACACCCACCAAACGCGGATCGGCCATGACTGAATATCTAATCTGTGCCCCTGTCATGCTGGCCGGGGAGGATGTGCCGGTACGATCGTTAATCGGTAAGCTGGTCGGCACTGATCTCAGCGGTGCCCGTAAGGGCCCCATGCTCCCCCAGGACCTGCCCAAGTTCCCGATCCGCGAGTGGCTGCAGTTTCTCACCCAGCAGACCCGCGAGAACATCCTGGAGAAGCACAGCAAGGCCGTGGCGTATTGCTGGGAGCATTGCCGAGTTAAAGACCGGGACAGCGGAGCCAATCGCATGGTGGAGAACTATGCCGCCATCAATGTGGCCTGGTCGCTGTTGTGTGAGTTTGTCGGCATCGACAAGAATCAGGGCGGCTTTATCTCTGACATGCTGCTGGCCATGAACAAGCACATTGCTGAGACCTCCGGCGATCGTGAGCCCTGGGTCTGGATCATGGAGACGATACTGCACGAGATCGCGGGAGGACATTACCGGGGCAACTTCCTTTGGACTACGGTCAAGACCGACTCAGGCGAACGTGAGGACGCCCTTTGTCTTCGCACGAACGAGATCATGCACCACCTCAGCACGGAGACCCGACTGCGAGCCAAGTTTGACGGCCTGCCCATTAAGTCGAATAAGCCTTTCCGTGAGGCCCTGGACAGGGCGGGGGTGTTGGTGGCCACCGACGTGGAGAAGGTGATTAACAACCGCCGAGTGGGTCACCTGGTGGCCATCGGGCTCGAGGCTATGGAAAAGTATGGCCTGCACGCGACGCCCCCCGAGCTAATAGAGGAGGCGCTGCACTAATGCCTGGAACCGCCCCCCCCTTGCCCCCCAAAAGTTACCGCTGGCCGCCACAAAAAAAACATGGCAATAAAAACGGGGGCGGACTCGGTTCGTCAAAGGATTGGCGGGCAGGTTTTTTAAAACCCGTGGATTTGATTAGTTTTATTTATAAGTGTTTGATGCTGGACAGGTTTCTATGCCGACTCGGCGCGAAAACTACACAGAAACTCAAAATATCTACACCACTTTTCTATTTTTCTACACATGCCTATTTTCTTAATTTAGGCCTCTATATCTATCTATCTTTTTTTAAGTTATTAAAAAAGAAAGAAATATATAAAAGGGCAGGGCTAGAACAGGCGAAAACAGCCATCCACCACTTTTACCCATTGGTTAAAATTTGTTCCACCACTTTTTCAGGCTTCCCCCCGGTTTTGGTGGGTTTTGTGTGTAGTCAGTTTCCTATACTTATCAGAGACTTAACCCGAAAAAAGGGCAAAATCCACCACTCCACGGGTAGATCTGCCCCTGGTCCTTTTTATTGTGAGAATGAGGCTTAAATTCACATGGAAAAAGAGTTAATTAATGACTTTGCCCAGTATCACCTGCTGACTGTTGGCAATGCTGAGGCCACGGCTAACAAGTATAAGAACTTCCTGGAGAGGCTGGTCGACTGGTCCACTGATAACGACAAACAGCTGCTGGAGTTAACCCGGGACGACCTGGTGCAATTTTCCAGCATGCACGCCCATGAACAAGGTTTGTCGGCCAGGACCCGCCGACCTTTAATTGCTGCCATCCGTGGTTTTTATAAATGGCTTTTTAAAAACCAGAAGATCAACACAAACCCAGCTGAGGATCTTATCTACCCCAAAGCAGGCCGGCCCCTGCCTTTCGGGATGCAGTTAAGCAGTGCAGAAAAATTATTAAAACAGCCTGACCTTGATACTTTCCAGGGCCTACGGGATGCCACGATCCTCTCATTATTTATCGGTGGAGGCCTGCGCCCGTCGTTTGTTTCAAAGCTCAACGAGTCAAACCTGGTCTTTTACCTGGACGAAAAAAAATATAAGCAGCTGGTGGTGCGTATTACTGAGAAAGGAAACAAGGAGCGGCTGGTTCCCATGCCACTGGATGCCTCTTTATTTATTCAGGCCTATCTCGGCCACCCTGAGCTGCAGCAGGTCGACCGCCTCCTGGATAACGGTGAGAAGGTCCTTTTTATTTCAACCAGGAACAGGACCATCCCAGCACATGACTACCATGGAGAGAATCGCCGCATTAAGGTGAAAGCTATCAGGGAAATGATTATCAAGTATGGAGAGGCCGCCGGTGTTCCCAGGAGAGAGCTCAGCCCTAAGGCCGCCCGCCACCTGTACGGTACCGAACTGGCAGAGGACGGGGTTAATACCCTAACCATACAGGCCTTGATGGGGCACGCTGACCCCAAAACCTCAGACATATATGCTCATGTCGCTGCCCGACGCTTGGCTCAGGTGGTCCATAAGAGCAGCCCACTGGCAAAAATCGAGACACCCATGACACCACTGATCAGGAAAATTAATAATGACTAGCACAAAGGCCTATTTGCGCGTCCGCCAGCCGCCTAGAACATTGATAGCCGCCCCCTGCCTTAATCCTCAGACCTATGGATTGCAACGCCTGCAGCAGGGCCATGCACGGCCCCGGAACTCGCCTATGGAACGGCCTAAAACACCAGCCTCCGGGATCTCCTCTGTACTGCGTTTAATGTCAGAAAGCGCAGTAGACCCACACCCCGACCTATACAGATCAGGAGCTTATGACCATGGCAGAAGATCAAAAGCGCAGTAGGACAGACGTTATGCAGCCCACAACCCCCAGAACACCAGGCTCAGGGGTAGGGGTGGGGGGTCGGCATACACACCCCCCCACCCCCACCGAGGGGGGTGGGTACCTGGATGTCTGCACTAAAAACGACGCCGCGCCTCTGGCCGACCCTCGCCTGGCAGAATTGGCCGAGGTGGGCCTGTCATCGATATGGATACGCATCGCGGCATCGATTGGCGTCGACCAGTTTCTAGTTGTCTGGCAGATTCTCGACGAGGTCAACCTGGAGGGCGAACAGAGGGACAGAGTGAGGATCAGGGTCCCACTGTTTGCAAAGTTCAAACGACTGCAGAGGATAAAATTGATCCTGGCTTACGCCCAGGCCGAAATGCCTCACCCTGATATTAAAAAAATGATTAAGGCAGAACTAGGTGAGGAGCTGACGTTAACTCACATTCAAAGAATCATTAATAAATATAAAATTAAAAAATGACTGACCAACAAAAGACCGCCATTATTCACGCCCGAGTTAGTGACCGGAAACAGGCAGAAAAGGAAGTATCTATTCCTGCTCAAATAGAGGCAGGGCATAAGTGTGCCGAAGACCTTGACGCCAAAGTATTGCATGTATTCACCGAAGGGACTGCACGGTCAGCTTGGAGAGGTAACCGGCCCGAACTCGAGGACGCCATCCGATTTTGTGAAATAAACAAGGTCGATTTTTTTATTACCTGGGACACGTCTCGCTTTAGTCGTAACAGCGTTAACGGGCCGATAAACAGGCACAGGGTCCGAGCTGCTGGCACGTTCATTAAATATATAACCGTTGATATTGATCCAGAGACCACTGACGGTTTTGTGCTTGAAACTATTTACCAGATGAAGGATGAACTAAAAAGCCGAGACACATCCAGGGACACCATGCGGGGAATGATTGCAAATGCAAAACAAGGTTACTGGAACGGAGGGCGGCCACCTTTTGGCTTTATGGTGGTCCCGGATATCGACAACCCAAAAAGAAAAAGACTAACTCCTCACCCTGATGAAAAAGACGCTTGTCGAAAAATATTTGAATTAAAAGCAAACAAAGGACTGGGCGCCAAGTCTATAGCTTTATGGTTAAACGACAATGGCTATAAAAACAGAGGGGCCAGATGGAATAAAACGGTTATAGGTTATTTATTAAAAAATGAGACAGTGAGAGGCAAGTCGGTATTTGGCAGAACCAACCGAGCAACAGGAAAACAAAACGATCGATCAAGGTGGATTATTGTCGACAGCCACGAGGCAATTATTTCTGATGATCTTTGGAAAAGAACCCAGAAAAGGCTGCAGTCCGATCGAAACAACACCGACAGCGGCTCCCCTAATAGTTCATATATATTTACTGGACTGCTGACTTGCGGGGAGTGTGGTTCTCCTTTGCATATTACTAGCTCGAAAGGAAGATCCAAGCGGTACTGGTATTATATCTGCAGCAACGTATTGAAAAACAGAAAACATAAAGCTCGACGGATCAGCGCCAGGGATCTGGATTCTTTTTTGGTTGCTGATATCTGTAGCACATTATTTAATAGCGGTCGGCTTATTGATGTTGCCCAGGAGATCGGTGGTCTTTGTAATACATGGGATAAAGATCAAAGTAAAAAAATTATAGATATTGATAAAAAAATAAAAAAGCTAAAGGAACGACAGCGAAATTTATTTGATGTGTTGGAACTGCATGGAACCGACACCCCGAACCTGTCAGATTTAACCAGCAGACTGAGATCGATAAAGGACGAGCTCACCTCTCTGTCTACAAATAGATCTGTATTAGAAAATGAAACTCCCCCACAATTTCAAATCAAACCAGAAGACCTCGTGGAGCTGGGATCGTTGTTAACCGGCATAATTAAAACAATGGATAGCCCAAAAAAGGCGAGGGATTTTTTCCAGCTGTTTATCGACAAGATATTGATCAAAGACAAGATTGCCGTGGTTGAATACCACCCCCTTAAACTTATGACTCAAGGGGGGGCGGTGCTCAGTAAGGCCGTGTGGCTCCCCGGGACGGGCTCGAACCGCCGACCCAATGATTAACAGTCATTTGCTCTACCAACTGAGCTACCGGGGAAATGAGGGCCGTATACTAATGTCGGACTGAGCCTAGGTCAATAGGATTCAAGGTTAAATTTCACTAACTTGCACATTTTACCGGTTTTCCTGTGCGCAGGGTTTTGCTTACCCTCGGACGGGCTTTTGAGACGATAAGCGCTCGGCTTAACTCTGGAAAACCCTTTATACAGAAACTATAAGTGCCATCAGTACGCATACCATCCGTAGGATAAAATGGAATATACCTTCTAGGTGGCCCAAATGCGTTATACGTGACAGAAAAGCCTTTCGGCATGGCCTCAAAAACCCTTTTTATCTCATCATCGGCATCAAGTTTTCGATCATCATTCTTATCCACATATATTAACCAGCCCTTTTCCCACTGTTTGGTTTTTAAGCATGTCTTTCCATCTGAAGAAGGGCATGCAACAACAATCTGGTTGGTTGTAATTGCTTCAGACCAAGCATATCGTAAAGTTGCACTGAGATGGTTTAGTTCAGTTGCAACACGATTACTGTTTACCACTCCAGCCAGGGCAGGAGCACCTATCATTAAAGTGATACTGGTGATAGCAAGGATCGTGACCAACTCAATTAGGGTCAGCCCTTTGCAGTAATTTGAAATGAGGGTTTGTTGAAAAGTAATACGGGTGTCGCCAGTCTTGTGACTTGTTTTAACGTCCATGTGAAATCCCTTTATATGCTGTTTATTGTAAAGAAGGTACCCATGGCCACTCCATCGGCCATGGGATTTTAAAAGACATCCTTGTCAACCCCCCACATCCTTGTTGGTAACTAAGATACCGATTTGGGATGTGGGGGTCTGTAGGACGTTGCAGCGATGTTATGTAGGATATGTCTGACGATGATTTATTTCACAGACCGGATAAGCGTTTAATAGCTTCCTGCAGGTTTTCAGTGCTGGTGGCATAGGAAAGTCGCATATAGCCATCACTTCCAAAAGCTGAACCTGGTACCAGAGCGAGGCCTGCATGCTCGATCAGGTATTCAGCCAGTTGTAAATCATCTGAAATGCCATCGAGTCTCTCAATCAAACCTTCAACTTTTGGAAAGGCGTAAAAAGTCCCTGTAGAAGGCAGGCATTCAATCCCGTCAATTTTGTTCAAACCATCGACAAGCATATCATGCCGTTCCTTGAATGTTTTGAGCATGGTTTGAATACAGCTTTGATCGCCTTCGAGGGCAGCCTGTGCGGCAACCTGAGCAATCGAAGTTGGATTGGAAGTACTTTGTGACTGGATCTTTTTCATAGCCTTGATGAGGCTTTCAGGGCCTGCTGCATATCCAATCCGCCATCCGGTCATGGAATAGGCTTTAGAGACACCATTCAGGACGATGCTTCGCTCATAGAGATCGGGGCATACTGTCACGATATTTGAAAAAGCTTCATCTCCCCAGAGGATATGTTCGTACATATCATCTGAAGCAATCAGGACACCAGGGTGTTTACGTAAAACCTCACCCAGCGCCGCCAGTTCTGCATTAGAGTAGGTTTGCCCCGTTGGGTTTGATGGGCTGTTTAGTACCAGTAAGCGGGTCTTTGGCGTAATGGCCGCTTCCAGTTGTTCTGGTGAGATTTTAAAGTTTTGCTCATAGCTGGTTGCGATAATGACAGGTCTGCCATCACCCAACAGTACCATATCCGGGTATGACACCCAGTAAGGGGCCGGGATAATGACTTCATCACCCGGGTTGAGCAGGGCCTGGGCCAGATTGTAAAAACTCTGCTTACCACCACAGGAAACTAGCACCTGGGCCGGTTTATAGCTCAGGCCATTTTCATTCTGGAATTTATTGATAATGGCCTGTTTGAGTTCTGCAGTACCATCCACGGCCGTGTATTTGGTAAATCCATCATTGATAGCCTGGATAGCGGCCTGCTTAATATGCTCCGGCGTATCAAAATCGGGTTCGCCTGCCCCCAAACCAATGATATCCTTGCCCGCTGCTTTAAGAGCGGCTGCTCTGGCAGTGATAGCGAGCGTGGGCGATGGTTTGACGCGCATCACGCGGTCAGCAAGTTTGATATCCAACAGGGTGTCCTCGATTCTCCAGCGGGTTTTCAACGGCGTGTAATATACTTGAATCCGCGCCCGGACTAAATGGTATGTATAAAGAATTTATCCTCAAATCTGATTATCAACCGGCTGGTGACCAGCCATTGGCCATAAAAGGCCTTGTTGAAGGACTGAATGATGGCGAGGCCGGCATGACCCTGCTAGGGGTGACCGGTTCCGGAAAGACCTTCACTATCGCCAATGTCATCAACGAAGTTCAGCGGCCGACCCTGATCCTGGCTCACAACAAGACTCTGGCAGCTCAACTCTATGGTGAGATGCGTGAGTTCTTTCCCGAGAATGCGATCGAGTATTTTGTTTCCTATTACGATTATTACCAGCCCGAGGCCTATGTTCCATCTTCGGATACCTATATCGAGAAGGACGCCTCGATCAACGAGCATATTGAGCAAATGCGTTTGTCAGCCACCAAGGCGCTTTTGGAACGACGAGATACCATCATTGTGGCCACGGTATCCGCCATCTACGGTCTGGGTGATCCAAAATCCTATCTTGGCATGGTGTTACACCTGGATCGGGGTGATCAAATTGACCAGCGTAATCTACTCCGCCGCTTATCCGAATTACAGTACAAGCGTAATGACGTTGAGCTGCACCGAGGTACTTTCCGGGTCCGTGGCGAGGTGATTGATATATTCCCTGCTGATTCGGACCGAGATGCGGTGCGAGTGGAACTGTTCGATGATGAGATCGAAACCATCAGCTTTTTCGATCCTCTCACAGGCGAGGTGCTGAAAAAGGTGCCCAGGGCCACCATCTATCCCAAAACCCATTACGTGACGCCTCGCCAGACCCTGCTCGATGCGATGGAGTGCATCAAAGTGGAATTGAAAGAACGCCTGGAGCAGCTCTACGGGGCCAACAAGCTGGTGGAGGCACAGCGCCTGGAACAGCGTACCCGCTTCGACCTGGAGATGATTCTGGAACTGGGTTATTGCACGGGTATCGAAAACTATTCCCGATATCTGTCGGGCCGTAATCCCGGAGAGCCACCGCCAACATTCATGGATTACTTGCCCGATGATGCCCTGCTGGTGATAGATGAGTCCCATGTCACCATTCCTCAGGTGGGGGCCATGTACAAGGGAGACCGTTCGAGGAAGGAGAATCTGGTGGAATACGGATTTCGTTTGCCCTCGGCACTGGATAACCGACCCCTCAAATTTGCCGAGTTTGAAAAACTCTCCCCCCAGACCATCTATGTCTCAGCCACTCCGGCGGATTACGAGGCTGAACATTCTGGAGCCATTGTCGAACAGGTGGTACGACCCACCGGCCTCATCGATCCCAAGATAGAGATCAGACCGGCTACCACCCAGGTGGATGACCTACTTTCTGAAATTAATCAACGAGCCGACAAAGGTGAGCGAATTCTGGTCACCACTCTGACCAAGCGTATGGCGGAAGACCTGACAGACTATCTCAGTGAACATGGTGTACGAGTACGTTACATGCATTCTGACATCGATACCGTGGAGCGCATCGAGATCATTCGAGACCTGCGTCTGGGTAATTTCGATGTCC